GACTCGAGACTGTTCATCCAATCTCTCAAGAACTGTTTTGTCTGCCATAACGGCCAATTCGAACTGTAGCGCCAGCTCAGGGTCATTCCCCAAAGCCACTTGTGCATCGCGGGCGTTATCCAGGCCGGTCACACTTTTGGCGATCGTTGTAACCGTTTGTGCAATTTCTGACGCCTTAGAGCCGCGATCAGAATCCAAAAGCCCAATAATTTTCGGGGCGAACTGCGCTAAGCCAATTGCCGTTTGAATCAATGGAATCACAACAACCCCTCCAGCTCGCGCGCATTCTCAAGGTACTCTTCAACCGTCCCCTTGCCAGCCTCACTGTTGTAGTGCTTCTTCCAATAGTGGGCGCGGCCCTCTACATCGGCGGGAAAAGGTTCTGGCTTCAACTTGTAATGAAGCCGGCAAACTATGATTGAAAGCAACGGCGAGTGCTCAAGCTCGCGGTGCTCAATGATGTTGATATCAATATCGAACTTTTCTCTGAGTGCTTCTTTGTGATGCACCCGGGTTCGAATCTGAACGTCGTCAAACCCAATCTTATCGATCTGGGATAAACCAAACCCAGCACCATAGTCAGTTCGATCGCGAAAGAGCCCCAGGTGAGTCTCTTGCTGGCAAGTCTCAATCACCTGGTGAACGCCAGTGTTATTTACTCCATGGCCAAGCACGTCACAGACTACTCGCGCCATATCCACCGCGTGGGAGGCGTGAGTCAGTCCGTAATACATTTTTGTGTAACCTTTCTGAAGATTTAATAGGCTGTCAGGGGCAGATCGTGACTTCTGCTAGCACGATTCGACAATTCCGCTCAGAACCTCACACGGGTCTTGAAGGTTGCGATCCCTGAAGCGCCGTGTGATTTGCAAACTGCCATGCCTTGGTTCCGTTCCGTTTCAGCCCGGGCATCCGCGCAACGAGTGCTCCTAACCATTGAATAACAGGCGCTTCTACTTTCAGCGCCGCCCTGACATAACTTAGAAAATTAGGGCCGGACCTCAGCACAGGCATTGACTGAAGTCCGGCGTTAACCGGTGGGTCTACCGGCATGGATGGTAAAACTTCAGGCACAAAAAAAGCCGAACTTTTGCAAGCTCGGCTTCGTGTATCGTCAGCAGTCCCTATCCTGACAAAAACATTAACCCAAGGGGTCACAGGTGATCAAGTCTTTTTTTCGAAACCTGACCCTGGCATCTCAATCTGTCGACCTGAACCAGCCACACGCTTCTTACCTGGCGCCCGTTGCGCTGTCTTTTTCGGGGCAGCTTTTGCAGGCTTCCACCCTTGTTTACCACGACGTTCGAGATTCAAAATCGCGTACGATAGATCCGTGATTCGCTTTGATTCCTCAAGCATCTTAATTGCATCTGGACTTTCCTCCAGCGCTTGAAGGTAGACGATCTTCAACATCGTTGAATCGCTTTTGCCAATCTCTGTTTTCCGTTTTTCGTTCTCCCATAATGCAATAGTTTGATCAGTAACCCCCAGGAGAGTCCCAAGGTCTTTTTGAGATAGATCTAGTTCTTTGCGCAAAAATCGCACCTCAGCTTTACTTAAAATTTCAGGCTTACTGGCGATTGCTCGCCCGATAGCCTCATGCAAAGCATCGACATCACGAATAAAAACTACTTCATCTCCGTCAATCACTTCCTTCCTGAATCCATTTTTCAGGAAAACATTATCTAAACCACATTCGTCGTAAAGATACATAACAACATCCCCGCAGTGTCGGTAAAACTATTTAGCCAGCCTCAAATGTCGAGACCACGATGACTGATGTGCCATCGTCAATCTCATCGAGCCTGGCTACAACCCGTATAATTTCAGCCCTACCCCCCTGAAGAGTGGCTTTCCAACGGCCTCTCTGGTCTTGATGGACTGGTTCAACAATTATTCCTTTTTTTAAAACCCTTCTTACCTGCGTAAGCGTGATCTTCCTTTCCCTCATACGCTGCTTTGCATGAGATGTTAAACCCACAAGATCATTCTTTACCGCTTCTTTCACAAAGCAAACAAAAGAGACATCGCTCATAGGCAACGTGGTAACCCCTTGAATTTGCTTTCTTTTCTTAGCTGCCACGAGAAAAGCCTCTTTTTCTTTCACCTATAATAATTATAGGTGGTAATTCTAGTCAGCTACGCGCCAGTTAGCAAGGACTCACTTAGAATTATTCTAGACATGGCCCCTGATAAAATTTCCCACCAGGTCTGCAAAAGTCTGCCAAAACCACCGCTAAAATATTCCAAAATTATTCCCAGGTTAATTTTTGGAGCCTCGTTAGAGGCGCGGCGAAACGCGGCAATCTAAAACCGCCCATAGATAGAGCGAGAAAATTTGACATGCATAACTTTCGTAGATATCTACTGGTACCAACACCTGACCCCATTGTGGACAACTAATGAGCTGGATGAATACCGCGCGGACTATACTCTTTATTGAGATATCCACCGTTTTTCCCAGCCGTTATGCAATGACAGATGAGTCTAATGGGTGTTAAATATTTGGAAGATAAAGGAAGGTGCCACGGGTTAATTGCCGTTAACCCGTGGCCAGAACAACACAATCGAACGCGGAGACGTTTAAATTATGAAGTCTGCACTTGAAATCGTAGCAAGAATGGTTGGTTTGGCCAACGATTTACAAAACCCATATCACTTTCTGTTGATCTTTTTGGCGGCACTGGTGGTATTCAGTGTGCCTTTTGCACTGTACCAGTTAGTTTTTTGATCACCTTAAAGTCTGGGTCGATCTTTATGTTGTTGGCTAGCTGATCCAAGCGTGAGAGTTGCAAGCTGGGGTTGTGCTCCCATACCTGGTAATCGTCCACAATCCGGCAGTAGCCATAGAAGAAGAATTCTGAAAAGACCTTCTTCTGGTCAAATGAATGCGAGAAATCAGGCACAAAAAGTCCGTCAAACTTAATCCAATCATAAAGGGGTTTAATCGTGGCAGAGTCAGTGTGGCGCCGAATCGATTCAAACTCAGCATCCATCTCTTTCTGCAGTCCATCTAGCTTTTTGCAAGCCTCAAACACGATAGTGTCCAATCGGAGGCCCAGCATCACGATGCTCCTAATTCTACGGCCAGGTGTATTCATGCTCTACCCCATAATCTGTCTGTAGATTGCGTCCTGCTCTTTGTGAATAGCGACCTCTTGCTTCCAGCTCCGAGTCTCTTTATCTGCGTTATCCAGGTACCACTGGATCAAGTCACAGCGCTGCGGATCTTTCTCACCCTCGAGCATAGTCTGCATCCTGGCCAAGATGATTGATTCTGCTGATGTTCGGTGCATTATCATTCCTGCTGCACGCCTGATGCGTTTACCCAACCAGATATAACACTAATAGCTTCTCGAACTTCCGGAGTAACCATTGCCTGATCCCAAGAAATGGAATTCAATTCTGCACTCATGGGCTTATTATTCGAGTACATCCATTGGAGAATTTGCTCCGCATCTTCGCGACTTCGCACACTGACCGATAAAGTTAGGTTCTTTTTTTCTAGGAGCGATCTAACGAAGTTTTCTGCCTGTTCGAGTCTTCTTTTTGCGCGTTCCTCTTTAGTTTCTATAGACATTTCCGACGCTCCTATACTCAATAATTGATCAAATTACTTGTCGACTCTTCTTTACGACTGGTACTAAGGTTATCTCCCTCTTGCCAATCATGAATCTCACCGGTTATTAGACGGTGAGTTCTAGCAATCGCGAAGTTATTCAGATAAAACTCTGCATCTACGATTCCATACTTTTCTAGAGCCAATTGTTGGCGCACATATTGTTGTAGAGCGCCGGGAGACACATCTATGGCCGACCGCTCAATAATGAATTCTGAGATCGCTGAGCGCGATTCAGCTTCGATTACACTTTCCGCATGATGCAAAGTTAGATAGAGAAGTTTGAGGTCACCAATCTGGTAAGTAATCTGGCCAGAGAGCGTAATCACCTTTTGATCCTTCGTAGCGATCGTTTGCGGCTTAGTGACAATCACCCTCTTTCGAATCGTCTGCCTGTATATATCGTCGATAAGTGGAATCTTGAAGTGAACCCCTTGGTACATAACCTTTAAGTGTTTTCCCAGGCGAACCCTAACCACCTGCTCCCAGGGTGCAACGACCACCCACCAAACAAACATTTGTGAAAAGTTGCGGTAGAGCTCTCTTAATATTTCCATCTTAGTCGTTTACTACCTCACCACAGTCGTCGCAGATCCACTGCTCACCTTCTAGCGTTGAAGCACCGTGGTCACAGGATTCTGGTTGAGTACCTAGTTCATCGCGAAACGGACAACTAAAGTCACAATGCTCTGTGCCAGCCAGCGAACAAACAAAGTATCTGTCATCAGTCAGATAGCTACCGCATTCCTCCATCGCTTCTTCAAGAGGGTCTGGCTCGTAATGATCTTCGTAGTCCTCAAAATCTTTTTCGCCTTCCATACTAGGTATCCTCGAAGAACTCTTTGACGTCAGGGTTTTCTGGCCAATTCGTAATGACCCCTTCACCATTGATTTTCAGGTGGACGTAATCGCCATATTCACCAGGCACAACACCATGAGGGACATAGCCATCTTTCACGGCTACAGTGTTCCAGTCGCTGTCCAATAGCGTATAAACACCTGCATCACAGACCTTGACAAACATTTCCCGTTCTTCGCCTGCCGGCCACCCCATGATACGTCCTGTGTCGATATCAACCTGTGCCTTCCAGGTCTTACCCTTAAGAAGTGGGAAATCTGTTGGCAAGTCATCGTCTACCTCGTCGCCTATGTATCGTGGTTCGATATCAATAACGATTTTTTCAATCTCAACTTCGACTTTTTTTATTACACTTACTTTGATATCACTACCCTTTAGTCTGACGGTGAGTTCCTATCAATCTCTGCGAAAACTCCGCTGGCTTATAACTCACCCTCTGTATCTTCCGAAGGAGCCAGGTAGTCGTACAGTTTCAAACATTCTTCTTGCCCGGTCATAACCAATCCTTCTTTTTCCGCGACGGCTCTAATCGCAGCCTGTGCTGCGTCAGCGTAGGCACGGGTAATATTCCAATCGTCACACTGGCCTGGTCGATACGTAGCCCAGATAGCTCGCTGCATTGCTTTCGGGACTCTTCGCCAGTGCTGAAAACACATAAACATTTCTGGCTTTGTGGTCTTGTTGCACTGATAGGCGTGGCAAGTATGAGACATTAGACTTTCTCCGCGTCTGCAGTTTTGGTAGCTCTCGCATTACATGCTTCTAAATATTGGCTACGAATATCTCGATTCATGTAGTGCTCAGCCATTTCTAGCCGTTCCCGAAGTAACTCAAGCTCATGCGTGAGGGCCGCGATTGACTCCATCAACTCTAAGATATTGGCGGCCGCTCCAGCTATCTCATTCGCGGCAGCCTGAATCTTGCTGTCTTTATCTGCCAGCGCGGCTTTTAAAGCGCCATTCTCCTCGGCCAGTTTGATGTTTCGCTCCTGCAAACTTTCATCTGTCATTTCTAGAATCGCCTTTGCATCGATGTGGAAGATGCCGATCGCGGATAAAGAGAACCCCCGCACCAGCGTGAAGGCAGGCAGCCGGAGTTGGATCAACACAGATATCCTTCCCACCGTGCGTCTTAAGCCAAACTACTTCAGCACCACAACGAGTACAGTTCTTGGTTTCAGCTTGAGATGAATCTGGAATTTTGGCAGCAGCTGCTTTAGCGCTGTTGTAAGCCCGATCGATTACACCCAGCTGGCCGCCGCTCGCCTCATGCTTAGTTGCCAACCCTTTAGCTACACCTCTTTCATAATCAGTAAGCAGTCCGTAGAGGTCTCCGTTTAGGCAACTAATTCGAAATTGATCATCAGGGGTTAGCTTAAACTTTGGTTTACCTGGCATAACTGGGATCCTCCAACCAGGTTCGACCATCTAATCTGTTGCCTGCTTTCTTCTTGCCGAGAAAGTTAAAAAGCCACGGCTCACCATCGGTGGATGGCTGCATTCCTTCAGGCCAGATATAGCCGTCATCACTCATGCATATATCGCCCCAGGGGTCACCACCATCATCACCGTACTGCGGACAGTTTGGTTGCCAGCTACCCCATTGCTTGAAAGTAAATGGCACACGTGCACGAATACAACCATCACGAACTGAACGCACCCAGTCCGGGTGCAGTGGTCTCGCATTCTTTCGAGTGGCTGATTCGCCGCCAACAACAACCCAATCAAGACCACTCCAACAACCGATGTCTTTGCACGTATAGTATTTGTGGTCGCACGGATAATTCATGCCTAGATCGATCGGGCCCAGTAGTGGTTCAGCACTTATCCAACGCACTGCGGCTGGAGTCTGCATGAGGTAAGTGATCCGCTCATTGGCCGTGGTTTGATCTTCGACACTCACCCCCAGCCAAACGTTGGGCCACAATCGTGGGCTATTCCGAGGGCCAATAGTGACCCCGTTGCGAGTGATTAATTTATTACTTCTGCGATAGTCCCGCATTCGCCCCGGGCGCTTGGTTAAGATCTGGAAAGTGTGCCGCGGTGCTAATGCCATCACCGCAAACACTTCATCAATGAACTCATCAGGAACATTGGGGTGGAACAAATCTGACATTGAATTAACAAAGATCTTGCGCGGGCGCTTCCATCGTAATGGCTGATCTAACTTGTCCGGCACCAGTGTTATCTGACCATTCCACTGGCCACCCTTGGCAATTAGGCCTTCGTAGGGTTGCCCGGGGCTCTTGAACCTATTGGCGACAATTTCTGCGTAACAGTTACGACAACCTTCCGACACACGAGAGCAACCACGCACAGGGTTCCAAGTTGCATCGGTCCATTCGATTCCTGTTTTATCGCCCACTTCAGTTACTCCAATCCAATTAGGTGCATTTACCTACAGCCAATATGGTCAATGTCTTACATCCAGCACCAAGCAATTTGTTAATCTAGTTTTGCGCTTTGCGTAGGTACCGGTACCAGGCCTTAAGCAGCTCTAGCGCGTTGTTTTGCTTTTCGCTGAGCTGCTTTTGGTTTTTTTGTTTCCTTTTCCTTTTTCGCCTCAAGCACCAGGCGCTCTCTTTCTCTCAGTGCAATCTCAAGCTCGTCTGGCGAATACTTGTGATCCCATGGTTTTTGATGGGCGTACTTTTGTCTCATTTGAACAATCTCCCTTGTGCTTGTGCCGCCTTGTAGCGTTCACACGCTTTCTTAAAAATCACCGGGTCCTTTTCGATTCCGATAAACCGAACACCGCGGTTTAAACATGCAATGCCCGTCGATCCGCTACCCATGAATGGATCGCAACAAATTGACCCGCTGGGCAATGAGTACTGGACGAGAGGATCCAGAATCCCTATTGGCTTTTGTGTTGGGTGTATCGCGTAGCCATGGCAGGAAGGCACTTCGATTACAGAACGCATCTTTCTCGGTCCCCCTTCCTCACTGGTGTATTGATCTGTAGCGACTTTTCCGAAATGCCTCAAACCACCTGTCCTTTTGACCGTGCGCCTTTTTGCATCATGTGTGACAGGCGTCTCGTGATAGAGATCTCCCCAGCTCCCTTTGTACCAGTGGACGGCTATTTCATGGACTCTGCGAAACCGATCCTTGTGGATAGAAGAGCCATTGTGTTTTTCCCAAATAACTTCTTGAGCGTGCTTCCAACCACTGGATTCGATACGCTGAGAGACTGCAAGCCAATATTTCATAGACCCGAACGCCCAAAACTGTCTGGTCTTGATCAGGTTCCACCATCCAGACACGGGGATATCCCACTCGCAGGCTGTATCTCCATAAGGAGGGTCTGTGATTACCGCATCAACCAGATCAAGCTGAGGCAAGATGTCCATGCAATCTCCTTGTATCAGAGTCGCATCCCCTAGCTGCACGGTGGTCAAAGACATCGCCACCTCACATGCCCTTCGTCAATCAGAAGGTTCTCGATGTCCTTCAGCGCCCAGTCCCGGTAAGTCGCCAGGCAATCAAAGATCTTGCGTTTGTCACGTTTTAGCGTGCTCGGGGAGCATTGATAGTGGCTCGCCCAAAACTTAAGTGTGTTGGTGTGATCTGAAGTATTCAGTTTCGCCCAGCGCATAATTGCCGTACGCGTGTACCGCGGTCTTATGGCCAGTCCCGGCTCATTGAGCATCAAAGTTTGCGCCAGACATCTAACGCCTTCTAAATTCTCTGTGAACGTATTGCTAAAACAACTCAGCACCACTGCCAGATATAGTGAGTCAGTTCTGGACTCAACCAATCTGCGAGTGAACTCGCGTTGAATTTGTCGCTCTGAAGTACTCATGCTGGACCCACCGCTGCTCTCAAAAACAGCCAAAGTGCTTGGCAGAGATACATGGTTGATGTCACCACCAAAGCTTTCAGCCAATGCATGAAAGACTGTTTCGTAAGGTGCATCTAAGGAAGGTTCCATCATGGGTAATGCCATTACTCCTCCGGCGACGGTTCAGCCGCTAGCTCCCGTTGTTGCTCCAGGGGGATTCCCATGAGCTCCATCGCTTTAATCGTTGGCGCAGCGAATATGTCTGGCGCTTTCAGCAACGGATCCAGACGCGGATCCTGGGAAGGACTTTGTAACCACTGAATGGTTTCTTCGTCTGCAGCGTACTTACGAGCAAATTCACGCGCTTCTTCATTCGTCATGCCCTGGGTCATCAAGTGAGATATCCAGAGCGCGGTGTGACTGGCTTCCATTTCGCTCACCAGCTGCATCGTTTGCTCCTTGAGCTCAATTAGTTTTTTGCCATCACCACTCTCCCGGTCTCGATGATGTTCATGGCCCAAGAGTTTTCCCATCTCAACCAGCTTATTGACTTGCTTGGTGGCATGGCCCATTTGGTATCGCTCAAGGTTTTGCAATTTTGCTTGAACATCTTCAAAGTCCTTCTTGAGCGCCAGGTGTTCATTTAGCAAATGGCCGTAGTGAACCTGTGCACGATGTTTCAAGCGTTGCTCACCCTGAACCGCTTTGCGAAGCTCACCCTCTAACCGCTCAACTTCGCCTTTTCGAACGCCTTTTAAGGCAAAGCTAAACAACGATCGCCCGGCGATTGCGAGGCACCACTTCGCGCGACGCCAGTTGTTGGTTGGGGAGAGATAGAACCCGACAGCCAAGAAGAAGCGTTGAATTCTGTAATACGTTGCAGCGAGTAATTCTCTCAATGGATGATCCTCTTGACTTTTTTCATTGCGTTTACGACTTTCCCGTCACCACGCTCCTTGGCAGCATTGAATTGCTGTCTCTGTGCACGAGAAGGCTTGTCTGTTTTCGGTACGAGAGACTGCAAATCATCGGCATCGCGTACCATGTAGTTCACAAGTTCTGGTGCACCCAGAATGTTCTTATAGGTTTGAATTCGAACAATTGGGTGATCGCGGAAGACGAAGTACTGTTCATTTCTGATGGGCTCTGGATCTTGCACAACTCGTTTGGTGAACTTTTCCATCACAGCCATGGTTAACTGCCCACCATTGAGGAGTTTGCAAATCTGCTCTAGATGGCCCTCGAGAAGTTCAGAGCCATCGCCACGTGCCCACTCTGCCGCGGTGAACTGTTTAATGATCCGCCAGGAGATTTTCATAGCAGCCCCATGACCTCACTGCGAAGCTCGCGGAATGTCTTGCAGTCTTTCTTCCACCAGGGATCTTCATCAGTTGTGATCGGATAGGGATTGAAGTACTCAATCCCGTGAAACTTTGACGACTGCCTGAAAAATCCCCAGCCTTTGAATCGCTTGCCATGGATAAACAACGTCCATGTTTCTGGCTGCGGGTTGTGGACCTGGTGAATATGACGAGCAGGTATCCAATTGAAAAAACGGATATCACGGTAATGTTTGCGAATAGCGGGGAATTCGAGATTTCGAGCGTAAGCCTCCTGGTAGCCGCCACTCAGCACCAAAGCCAGGCCATTAAACGGGTGATCGTGCATGTATCGATCCCGATCTGGGCCGACAAACTTATGCAGGTAAAAGCTCAGACCGCAGACCTGAAACAAATAAACCCGGAATAGGTACTGATACCCGTTGGAATCGATATGTTTCGCCGGGCGATTGTTCGCTACCCTTTCAATCACCTTCGTCCACAATCTCGATATCGACAATTTCTTCCCTTTCCCGAGTAATATTCGCAATAACCGTTCTGTCATTTCCTTGAGCAAGATCTACTCCTATGTTTACTGGATCTGGCCCGTAGGCCATGAGTGCTTGTTTGTGATGGATGATTATCGAGTCAATGAAAACCCGAAGCTTCCCAACAGTTTGATTAAGGGTTCCACGTGAAACTGAACCCCGTGAATGCGGACTAATCAGCGACATATCTGAGGCAATTTTTTCCAGCCCAACCCGTACTTCTTTGTCATCGATGGACACAACACATCGCTCGTAATCCGAGGCGATATTCAAAAGCTGCTCGTACGTAGCCTCAGCACCGTCATCCGGCGCAAAGGCCGCTAGGGAGCCAATCAGGTTAGTCAGATAAAACAAATCGGGGTGCTGCCCCTTGGAAAACTCACCCTCCATCGGTGCTTCAATAAGCTCGTTCATGCCGCCACCTCGTATAGCTCGCCGGTCACCGGATTCAGGCACTGGCCCTTCGGACCCAACCAAATTTTCTTCTGGAAATTCGCCGCTCTGAGATCATGCAGGTAGGCCACAACGCGTTCTTGTGGATCTTTGAGACCCAGGTGAAATTCGGTCATATCCTCGTGATAACACCACTTCTCGCACCAGGCGGTTTCGTTGTAGTGAAACCCCGTGGTTTTGTATCGGCTGTGGTGTCCGTCGCAGAGCGGTATTGTCAGCAGGTGCGCATGTTCAATGACCTTGCCGGCAATGTGGTGAGGCAAGATATCCTCTGCACGGTTTTCTATGCCTTCCAGGTTGCAGCACCAACAACCAAAGATCTGGACAATCCAATCCAGCCAACCGTGATCCATTTTGTTCCTAGGCGTGGTTTGCATGAGCGTCCCTGCCTTCGATCTGAGCGGTTTCTTTGCGCAGCTTGGCGCGCATGATCCGCTCGATGATTTCTTTTTTCGTTTTGATGCCCGCAGTGGTGACCCCGTATTTCGCGGCCTCGCCAACCACCTCGCGCTCGGTCATGGACTTGAGGTCTTCGAAGTAACGGTCGATATTTACGTCGTCTTCGCTGAGATTCTTGAAGGTCTTCACCCAGAATTCATAGTTTTTGTGGACATGCTTGTGCCATCGGGCGTCGAAATCTTTTGCGCGCGGTTTGTCTTTGCCCTGTGGTCCCTGCCAGTATTCAATGAAACTTCGGATGCAGCGGTCTAGGAATTCAATCTCGTATTCATCGACGTACTTCTGCCAGTAGACCGGTCGATAACGAATGCTGTCCTGAGGTGAAACGTCGAACTCAGGGTCATCAATGACAAACGTAAGGTCATCGAACGGACTGGGCTCTTTTGAGCCATCCCCCTTAAGGTTATTAAGGTTAAGGTTATTAGGATCGGATGGGGTTACCCCTTGGGCGTCCCTCCTACCCCCTTCCATGGGGGTACCCCCTACCCCATCCAGGGGACTACCCCCTCCGGTGGGACTAGGGACATCACCCTCATTTCCCTTCTGGGGGGTTACCCCTTCGGTGGGAGTACCCCCGCCCATGGGGTCAGGCTGTGGATAAGAAGGTGGGTTATCAACACCTTGTTCACCTGTTGGGGTTACCCCTCCCACGGGGGTAGGGTCATGTGTGGGGGTAGGTAACGCATGCTCTTCGGACTCAATGTGCAAGCGAACCATGTTCGAATCGTAGGCAATGCCGCCACTCTCGGTTTCTCGTTGGCGCTGTTCCATACCCAGCAAACCCAGGTCTTCAAGGCTCTTTCGATGTCTAACGACCTGCTTCTTGCTCAAGCCGACAAAATGCGCAATCTCAGCGGGTGACGCGGGCGAAAAGCCTTGATCGTCCGCCTCTTCAGCCCAACGAACTAACACGAGCTTCCTGCTTGCCTGGTTGTGCCCAACGAATTGCCTCCATGCCCATTCCACGACCTTTGAACTCAATGCCAACTACCTCACTATGCATAGTCGGTTTGCCCGGGCGACTGATGGCGTTCTAAGAATTGCAAGGCTAGCCTTGACCGATTCAAGCTTTTTGGTCAGTTCGGCGAGTTCCCATTCTTTTTCCAGCACCAACTGACTGGTATCGAGTACTGCTGGAATTTCCCGGCCTAGCAACAAGCACGTCCACTCAAAGCGGTCGTGATTACCCGTTTCCAACTGCAAGATGTCGAGCTCGATCGGCTTAAAGCTGGTCGCCTTATCCGGATCCAAACAAGCGCGAACGTAACTCGCGACTGTCTTGGTGGTTTGGCCATTACCCAGGTCGTTTTGAATCAGGATATTGGCAAGGTCTGTGGCTGTGCGGCCTTTTCTTAGGCCTTCCATCGCATCGTATGACGACAGAATATCCACAGTTCTTTTGGGGGGAGTGATGCCGTGAAGCTTTTGCATATAGTGACCCTAGCTACATCAAAAGTGAGTGAAGGTGAGCTTCAATGAGTAGAAGCGACCCAGCAAAACTACATTATATTGCCGTTTAGGATTTGTAAATACAACAAATTGAATTTCTTCGTTGTTAGCATTCAACGAGGAAATAGGGTCATATATTTTGAATCAGGCAACATTTGGCGGACGGCTTCGTTACGCACGCAAAGAAATAAAGCGTGAATCTCAGAAGGAACTGGCAGCTGCAGTTGGAATATCTCCAACCAACGTCAGTAGCTGGGAAGGAAAAGAAAGTGCCGACGTAAACGCGGATAAACTGGCGTTGGCCGCTAAGCATCTTGGTGTAAACCTAGCCTGGTTGCTAAACGGCACTGGCGCACCAGTGACTGAGAGCTCGCTCGCAGATCCTGATCTTGTCCCTGTTACCAGTAAAGAGATTCCGCTCATCACATGGGATCAACTCGAACGATACGTCACGTCAACGAACCCCAGCAGAGAGTTCAAGGAATCACCGCGAGTCACAGTACCAGCGTCTTCTCCGAGACAATTCGCTCTTGTCTTACCTTCAGCTATCAACGTTAGCGGCATAATGAAGGCCGATGACGTTGTTACTTGCGATCCTGATGGAGTAGTAAAACACGGCAAATATTTGATCTATCGATTTGCAAACAATGGCGTTTCCGTGGGCGAATACGTTGAATTCTCACCCCCACGAAAAAGTAGAGTGATTGAAAGTAACGGTGAATTGGCTGCGAATTTTGATCAAGCCAGAGTTATCGCTACTATCGAGAGCAGGCTGTTTTTGTGAAAAACTTTATCGACTGGGTTTTTAATAACTATAGCGACGAGCGTCAAACGCTAATAAAGTTCATGCAGGAACATTTGGGGATGAAAGTAGTACTCGCGGAGCCATTCGTACAGACTTACAGTAGGTTTCTAGGTGCAGAATATCGACACTTCATTATTCTGAAACTAAAGCTATTGAGTGGTAACGCGGATCCAGCTTTTTACTTAAAAAATCGCCAATTTGGAAGCGCGAACCCTAATGATTATATTCTTCAAAAACTAGTCCAAGCGGCTTATGTGGGCTACAAGCGTGATTTGAGGCGCGGGAAGTATCACGGGACGAAAGTTGAATTGGCGATATGGTATTTGCTCTACACCGAATCTCGAATAGTAGATTCGATAGACTCGGGAATGGCATCTTATATTTCAGAGAGAGCATTAGATAAATTTCCAAACTTAATCACCGATTCCGAATCAGCATAAAAATTTGTTTGCAAACTACATTATATGGTTGTATAAAACCTTAACTACATTTTATTGTACGTTTTGGGTCAATCATGAACAGGCAATCAGATAATCCGCAGGACATTTTGCTAGCACGGCACCTTCGCCGGGATGCAGCAAGACGCTATTCCGTCCGGAATCACAATCTCTTTACCCGTCTCAAAGTTTGGCTCTGTACGTCACACGCTTTTTGAATCTTGCATGAAAGATGAAAAGAGCAAGTTTTATGAACGCCTGCTAGATGGAGTCGATTTTGCGCCGGACTACGGTGCTCCACTAGCGCCACGTAGTGAGTGGGCAAGATTAAAACCACCAGGACATTCGGATTACATTAGAAAGAGGTTGAGCAGTATGCCCGACAACCAATATCAAGATCCCTACCGATTTTTCCCGCTAAAGGAGCAACTGGCGAATTTTCAAGAAGAAGTGCGAAGTCTTTTGGATTCTCACACCGCACAGTCTGAGCGTATCCAACGTCAGTCTCAGCAAATTGAGTACCTAACCTCAAATCAATTGGCACTAGAACAAAGTCGAAGTGTTCTTGAAGAAGATCTTGATCGAGTCGCAAACGTCCGGGACGAAGCCCAAAAAGAGCTTCGTGAAGCTAAACACGACCTATCCGCCGCCAAAATCTCAGCGCAAGAACTCGTCAGAATGCGTGCTTCAGTCCGTGGTCATTTAGATGACCTTCACAAGATCGGTGCCAGGCCACTCAAGTCCGACTACCACGACACATTAAATCGAATCGCGTTTGCTGTGGGGTGGGCTGAGCCTGCGAACGAGGAAGAGCAATGCGGATAGGCAAATTCGAGCTGAATGAAGATCTGGTAGTTCACAACCCTGAACTGGCAAAACCAGTGTTTGCAAAGTGCGTGATCGTGGACTGCGTCCGGCGTTTCGATACTCAGAAGTTCGAATACATGGCGCTATCTGACGAGTTCGATGACGTCCCCGAGGGTGCAATGGCGCCCTGGTATGACTGGAAAATTTACGTATCCAGCGAAGAACACACCGCGGCGGCTGTGAAGAGAGACAACCGCGCTCAACTAATGAACATCTAGGAGCTAGCAATGAAGCAAGACGAAGTGATAAACCTGGACATACCCAACAACGGCTTTCTCAATTTGCTTTGCACAGTTGAGAACGGGGAGCTTCCCGAGGAACTAGACGAGCACCTTAAAGAACAGGTGCGGCTCCTGCGAATTCGTGGCGGTAAGGCCAAAATTACGCTTACCGTAACGGTTGAGCAGAACAAGAAATTCGAGTCGGTTCAGGATGTGTCCTACGCACTCAAAATTGAACCGCCGAAAAAGCAGACCAAGGGCGCCCTCATGTTTACCGACAAGGAAAACGGTCTGACAACACACCAACCTACCCAGGGGGATCTGGGCTTTGAGCCAGCCACGGAATCACCGGCTGGCGATGGCAACGTTTCCCATTTGAAACCAAAGGACAAATAGATGTTTGATATCAATGAATTCGTAGGGCAATTAGCCCAACCAGAAATTATTGACGCTGACTACCTCGGTGACCACGTTGGCGACTTGAAAATACTGGTTACACCGCCTGGCTGGCGTACCAATCAACTCACAGAACTTTTACCGGCTCCACTCAAAATACAATCAGAGATCGTTGTTAACGATGTGGAAAGTTTTTCTTCGTATCTGGCCGACTTTGTTGATCAAGGCACTCCTCCTCGTGTATTCGCCGACGAAGCAACCAAAAGCATTGTGGCAATACTGGACGCCCACCAGAAAAACAAACCCTCGCATCAGTACCATCGCGTTACCCTGTTAATGCATGAGTCTCCCGAGTGGGAAATTTGGAAAAAGTTCTGCGGTGAATACGTCAACAAATCCGTATTCACGCGCTTCATCGAAAACAACATGGAGCAAATCATTGGCGAGTTTTCCGGTGTCAAGTTGCTGGAGATGTGCCGCGACATTAGAGCAACTTCTGGCTCCAGTGCTGAATTCAAGGAAGATCTGGAATCCGGTCAACGGCAACTCGCAGTTTCCAATGAATCCGGTGTCACTGCAGGCAAATCAAGAATTGCGTTTCCGGAACTGATTAACGTTCAGCTTCGGGTATTTAAAGGTGATATCGAGTTCGACTTTCAGGCCAGGCTTCGTTGGGACTACACCGATGGACAGCTCACTTTCGCGATAGATCTAAAAGACTACCGCATTGTTGAAGAACTTTGTTTCCTCAAGATTGCGGAGCAAGTCGCAACTAAGACTGAATTGCACGTGCTTACTGGCAAGCCAGGTTAAAGAAATTCGGGTGGGCCGAGTACTCCACCCAGCAAGTTTCTTCCCTCTTTCTTGCTGGCCTCGCCCCACCCGAAACCAATGGGTCACAGGCAAATGAACCAAAAATCGGTAGATACAAGCGAGCTATTTCTGCCTGCTCCATTTAGGGAGTACCAGGCTCTCACCAATGGCGGGCAGTTTAATGTGGATCTGACTCAAGATCAGGCGGCTGTGTGTCTAAAAGCACACGACTACGGCATAGATGCGTTGAGTATCGAAGAGAAATCTGAGCTAAGCATTATCGTCAGCAAACTCAAGAGCGAGATATGGCCGTGAACGGATTCCAAAAGAAACAGCTTGAGCGAATCGTCAATCCTAAAAAGCTTCCCAAAAGAGAACTTACAGATTGGGAAGTTGGGTTTCAGGAATATCTGCGAACACTCGGTGAAGAACACGAGTTCACCCCCGCGGAGAACAAGAAGCTCAATGAAGTTGCGGGGTTATTCGCATGAGTCCCCGAAGAGACTACCAAAACAAACTGGATCTCGGCGATGAACTTTTTATTGATAACTTCGCGGGAGGCGGTGGCGCGTCCACCGGTGCAGAGTGGGCCCTTGGCCGGCCCGTAGATATCGCGATTAATCATTCGCCACAGGCTTTAGCAGTTCACAAAGCTAATCACCCACACACGGTACATCTGTGTGGTGACGTGTGGGAGCAGGATCCAAGGGTTGTTACTAAGGGTAGACCCGTTGGGGGAGCCTGGTTTAGTCCAGACTGCAAACACTTTTCAAAAGCCAAAGGCGGTCGGCCGGTGGAAAAGAACATTCGTGGTCTCGCATGGGTCGCGGTTCGATACGCCGCTACCGTGCGCCCACGTGTCATCTACCTTGAAAATGTAGAGGAATTTCTCACCTGGGGGCCACTAGACGACAGGAATCTTCCCTGCAAAAAGCGTAAGGGGCAGACATTCTTGAAGTGGAAGCAAGAGCTAGAAAAACTTGGCTACGAGGTTCAATGGCGAATCCTGAGGGCTTGTGACTATGGCGCGCCCACATCGCGAAAGCGTCTCTTTGTAATCGCCCGGTGTGATGGATCGCCTATCGTTTGGCCTGAACCAACCCATGGCCCGGGACTAACTCCTTTTCGAACTGCTGCGGACTGCATTGATTGGTCGATTCCATGCCCTTCTATTTTTGAGCGGAAACGGCCTCTTGCCGAAAAGACGTTAGAAAGGATCGCTAAAGGCATTCAAAAGTTCGTCATCGACGACCCGGACCCTTTCATTGCCAAAAACTCAGCACCAATCATTACCAGGCTGGGGCAAACCAAATGGTCTGAGAATCCAGCAAAACGTGTTGACGAGCCGATCACGACGGTGGTTAGCAAGCAAGAGCACCTGGTTGCCGCGCCACACTTAATCTCGGTTCCCAGCATTATCAAGCATTTCGGCGGAGTAACAGGCGTTCGCGCGGACAAATCTTACCCCACAATCACGGCTCGTGGCACACAGAATCAACTGCTGATTTCCCACTTGCTGACTCTACGCAACAACATGTACGGACAAGATCTTAGAGAACCTATTCCAACAATTTCTGCAGGTGGACACCACCATGCTGAAGTTCGATCACTGCTTATCAAGTATTACGGGGCTCGATCTGGGCAATACCAGCGGCCAGACGAACCGATACACACGATCCCTACAAAGACGCGGTACGCATTGGTTACTGTCCACGGCATTGACTACATCATTGTAGATATTGGTATGCGAATGCTCACACCACGCGAGTTATTCAGAGCACAGGGCTTCCCTGAGTCTTACATCATCGATCCTGACTTCGAAGGAAAGCCACTAATCAAAACGGCCCAGACCATGTGTTGCGGCAACAGTGTGCCTCCACACTTGAGTCACGCACTGGTCAAGGCAAATTCAACTCAGAACTCAATCAGTAAGGTTGCATAGCAGAATGAATCCAAAAGAGGGAGAGAACGGCTGGGAAGCATTCGACCAGGAAAGCGGTTTGTGGCGTCCCTGCGAAATAGTTGGAAAGGCTGATGATGACAACGATGAATGGGTCGTTAGCTATCTAGATGCTGATGAAATTTCTCTGGAATTCTCAAACCGCAATCGAATGCGCAAGAAATGCAAAGGCAACCAAGCATCAGGCAGCACATTTCACCGGGCAACTAGATTCAAAGCGCCAGTGATTATTCCAACACCAAAAGGAGGTAGTTCATGAAAGAAATGAACATCCAGATCTCCGAAGAAATAGTTCTGCCTGCCGATGCCGTTACGCAGACCTGGGGGATTGTAGGTAGACGTGGCTCGGGTAAAACCTACGGCGCCACCAAACTTTATGAGCTTTTCTATGAAACAGGTGTTCAGTGTGTTGCACTGGATCCCGTAGGCCTCTGGTACGGCCTTCGCCTGGACAAAGATGGCAAGAATCCAAGCGGCATTGACGTCCCAATCTTTGGTGGCTCCCATGGCGACGTGCCACTAACAGACAAATCAGGTGCACTGATTGCAGACTTCATAGTTGAGAGTGGTACGTCTTGCATCATCGACGTATCCGAGTTTCGAAAGGCAAAACGTAAGGTCTTTGTAGCCGATCTTGCAGAACAGCTGTTTCATGCTCACAAATCCGTTCGTAGGCCTATCCACCTGTTTATCGATGAAGCGCAGATATTCATCCCACAACGCCCGGGTGAAGGTGAACAACGAATGCTTGGCGCGATGGAAGACATTGTGCGCCTAGGACGTAACTTTGGTATGGGCGCATCGCTAATCACGCAACGGCCCCAATCAGTCAACAAAGAAGTGTTGAACCAGGTAGAGCCGTTGGTGGTTTTCCAACTCGCCGCTAAGCATGAACGTCGAGCGATCGAGGAATGGATTGTCCACGCCGGTGCCGATATCAAACCAGAAATGATGAATCTATCTGCGCTCAAGAATGGCGACGGCTACTTTTGGTCTCCAGCATGGGTTGATCGTTTTGAGAGTATTCGATTCCTGGCGAAAAGAAGCTTCGACTCAACTGCAACACCGAAGTTAGGACAGACTCTGCAGTCACCAACCAAGTTAAAGCCGGTGGATATTGGCGTACTCAACGAAAAGATCTCGGCTCTTGTGCAAGAGGCCGAATCAAACGATCCCACGCTACTCAAGAAAACCATTCTGGATCTCGAATGGAAACTCCAGCACCAACAGGACGGATTATTCACTGAAGAAGAGGTCCGCGGTCGAATTTCAGCAGCACTTGAAGCACACCGACCTGAACCCAGCGTTGATATAGAGGCATTAAAGTCAAAGCTTTCCGCGTGTCTTGACATTCTATCGGAAGAAATACCAAAACCTATCGCGACACCCATACCAGCGATCAGCGGAATAAAGCCGACAAACAATGAGGTCCCAAAAAATCTCATCAAACTATCGGGTAAAGAACTAACAGGTCCGCAAACGAGAATAGTCGATAGTTTGGCTTGGTGGCTTGCCACGCCGGTCAAAGGACCTTACACACGGGCTCAGGTGGCTTTCATTGCACAGTACAGTCCCAAAGGCAGTGCGTTCACAAATCCTCTTGGACAACTGCGCACTATGGGAATCGTTGAATTCCCTGCGCCAGGTATGGTCGATCTAGTGCCTAACTACAGACTAATTAGTGAGGTATTTAAACCAACCCAACAAGAACTGCACGAGGCGATCCTAAACAAACTATCAGGTCCACAACGGAAAATTCTTAAGCCCCTCCTGGCGGCTTACCCAAGAGAGATGAGCCGTTCGGAGCTGGCTACCGCGTCTGAATATAGCGAAAAAGGCAGCGCTTTCACCAACCCTCTTGGGTCATTGCGCTCTTTAGGATTGGTTCAATTCCCGCAGCAGGGCTATGCCGTAGCGTCTCCCGACTTATTCTTTGGTGAAGATTCATGAAATACATCGTGAGATTCATTGACGGTCCGTTAGTTGGTGAAGAAATGGAAGTGAGCGAACCCACCTCCAAACAGGGGATCGAACACTATTTTTTCCAACTAAAGGAATACTCCGGCGACACTGAAGTTATCTACGCGTCTAGAAATGACGGAGACGCCAACAAACTCGTGGATTACCTATGGCGGGCGGCATTTGGTTTCTACAGCGCGTCTATCATGGAGAGAAGAGTTCTCAAGCTAATGATGCATCTAGGGGGTGAGGCGTCTGGAACTGAGATCGTTAAAGCATCTCAAGACCCTAATCTAAGATTGTCAATTTACGTCACTCTTTCCCGGTTAAGAGAAAAGGGAATGATCGAGCGTACCAAAATGGTTAAGGACGCTCAGACTCAAGGCGTCAAGAAAATCTACTACAAACTGGTGTTCCCACACCAGGTGCTACCACCACTTTAGACTGAGGAGCGAGAATCGTTTTGAGCCAAAAACCAAAAACTCTATGCATTTACCACGATGGCTGCGCTGATGGCGTAGCTGCAGCCTGGGTTGTCCAAAGAGCACTTGGAAAGGACAACATTGAATTTCATCCAGCCGCCTACGGTACTCGCCCACCTGATGTATCTGGACGAAAAGTTGTGATCGTAGACTTCTCTTATCCAAAAGACATCTTGTTGGAAATGGAACGTGAAGCTTCTTGGATACTTGTTCTTGATCATCATAAGACCGCAGCTCTAGCTCTGGATGATTTCCATGACGCTACTCAAATGTTCCAAGTTGCACGGGCTGGTGATCACAAATTTTTGTCTGCTCTCGTAGATGCGCCAAACATTCCAAACATCGGCGTCCTGTTCGACATGAATCACTCAGGCGCTATGCTTGCATGGATGTTTTTCTTCGGCGGCCAGGCGCCACAGCTTATTTGTCACGTCGAAGATCGAGATTTATGGAAGTTCAACATTCCACGCACAAGGGAAGTTATGGCGGCAGTGTTTTCATATCCGCTTACCGTCGAGCACTTCGATCTTCTGGTGCGCCATCCTATCTCTTCCCTAATAACTGAGGGCGAAGCGCTACTACGAAAGCAACGAGCTGACGTCGCGCTCCTTGCAAGTCAGTATGTGCGGACCGTGAACATTTGCGGCTTCGAAGTACCATGCGTTAATGCTCCTCACTTTTATGCAAGCGACATAGGAGACTATATTAACAAACGCGAACATGTGCCGTTCGTCGCAGTGTGTTGGATCACTGGAAACAGAATCAATTTCAGTTTGAGATCCCGCGAACAAGGGGAAGACGTGTCCAAAATTGCGGAGCAATTTGGTGGCGGGGGTCACAAAAAAGCAGCTGGATTTTTAGCGCCCGTGGCACTGAACTCCCCCGCGCCATTTTCATTTAGTCCGGAGGTCTATGTACCGGACAACCGCGAAAAACTCTCTAAGGGTATCGACTAGTGTCTAGCGAGAGTCACAAGCCACCAGAGGTCGAAGCTAACCAAAACGTGGCGTTGCGCGAGCACTGTTCACGGCATGTGAATGAACATCTTGTCCGGGAACTAAAGTTTCTCTTGAGCGAAGCTGAAGCTGGAAACTTGCGTTCTTTCATTTCTGTTAGCGGTTGGGTGGGTGGCTTCGCTGGAAATGGTTTTTCGTTTGGTGATTACTCAACGCCAGAGGAACAACTAATTGGAGAGTTCGAATATCTTAAGGCACGCATCATAGCCAAATACCTAAAGAACAACGGTTTCAACTCATGAACGCGTTATCTAAGACAAACCACCAGGCCGAGCTTGAGAGCCTTGAAGATATTGAAACAGCCATAAATCAATACATCCGAAAGACTGATCCTAAACTGGATGGCAATTACTATCTGTGTGGTGTCGATCTCAAAAAGTTTGAAAGAGTCCTGAGATATACCGAGGAACGTAAAGCGGAAGTTATGGAAAAAATCAAACTCGAAGAATTCTTGGAGTCCTGCGAATGAAGATTTTAATTGAAGTTGCTGACGACGGTCGGACTGGATCTGTGGAGATAGACGGAAAAAGCTTCGTCTTAGAAGGAAATTATGGGAGCGGTTCCGTGGGTATTCAGGCAATCCCTGAAGAGACACAAGAAAACTCTTTTGGGGGACTCGTCATTTCCGAGATTGGCACTGATTTCTTGAAATTGTTGCACGCTAAACAGGTGGCAGCTGAATCTAACCTAGAAACCTGGTCGATCTCTGCAGACGAATGTTTGCTTGAGAGAATCCAGAAGGCACTCTGGTTCTAACCGATGACCAAATGTTGTTCAACTTGCGGCAGCGAGGTTCACACAGAATGGGTTTCGATAGAGGAGTACTCGAATTTGTCCGGGTTTCCTGTTAGAACTATCAGAGGATTTATCGCCAGATACTGGACTGAGGGGGTCGAATACTCATCTCATGTGCCTGGCGGTCGCCTAGCTATCAACATCAAACAGGCAGACGCTTCATGGCCCACAAAGGTCTCGAGCCCAGAAAAAACTCCATCCGAGTCCAACTCTATGGAGTCCGCTGGAACGTACCAGGTAAGCCCACCAAGACGCAGCAAGCACTCGTTGCGAGACAACGCGCCTCGATAAAGTCACGCGTTGATGAGCTAGGAGAAGATATCCACGACGTCCTTGCCGATGTATATGGCCCGAAAGAGCATAAGCGGGCCGGGACACTGGGGTACTATTTCCAACATTTCATTGACGTAGTAGCGCCTGAAACAGTCGTTCGCAGTACGCTGATGGGCTATGAATCAGCTTATAACGCCAATTGGCGAGAATTCGATAACACGCCAATCAATCGAATCCCTATCACCCAACTGCAGCGTGCCCTCGCGGCGAAGGAAGTCAGTAAAAAGACCAGGCGCAACGCGCTATCAGTACTTCGTTTAACTTACGATTGCGCTGTGCCAGAAGTGTTCGATAAAAATCCCATTGACGATTGGACTATTCCAAGATCAAAGGACGATCCAGCACCAGAGCCAGATCCATATGACGACAATGAATGGCCGGTTTTGTTGTCTTGGCTTCATGAGAATGAAGAATCGAAGAAGGCCTGGCGTTACTTCACCCATGGGTTTGGATCGGGGATGCGAACTGGTGAGTTACTCGGGGCGCCATGGGAAGCCTTGGAAAAACCTTACGAACGAGTTACGCAAGAGATAGTCCGGCGCAAGGTTCAGAAATACACCAAAACCACAAACAGCCAGGGACGCATAATTCTTCTGCCGGAATTCGTCTGGGATATGCTGGGTTCGAACCCCACAAGGTTTAAAAAGACATTCATCCACCTGAACACGTTGGATTCAAATCCTAACTGGGATGCCGACTGGTACATGATGTGGTGGAAGAAGGCGCATGAAGCTACAAGAGTGCGAAGACGTTTGGGTTTGTATCCTTGGCGTTCGACCTATATTTCTCTGATGATCAGCGCCGGTGAGGATGAGTACGACGTAGCTAGGTTCTCAGGCAATTCACCGGCTATTATCAAAAAGCATTATTTGAAGCATCGGAGGGACAGGGATGCTGATACGGCCTACAAGTCCAGAATGGATCAAAGATTCACGCAAATACTGAAGCCAAAATGAACGTAGAGTTTTTCGATGAAAGCTCAACATTTTCTATCTGGCCTTTGGATGATCAGGCGCAGAGGTTACTACTAAAGTACTTAGAAGATGAATTTGTTAGAGACCTTAGCCGCGCTGAGAGAGAGGCGGGCTTGGCTTTCGATTACACAGAACAGCCGATCGGAACCATTAACTTCACACAATGCAGTTTGAAGTTAGCCAATGCGATTCTCAATAGTCTTCCTCGTCTGATAGATGAGTTAAACCAACATACCAACACTTACATGACCATAAAGGGTCAACTGCACATTGGAGTTGGGCGAGCAGAAAAAACTGTAGAAAAGGTTGAATACAACACTTTCAAACACTCAATACAAACAATTCTACGTACAAAAACTACCAGTAACAGAAGTCACAAAAGCCAACCTTCTGACGATCAAGTATCGAGTTTATCAAATGCTGTCAGCACAGCTGAGTCGGCCATTCATTCCGCTGTCCTCATGTATCGAGGAATAAATGACCATTCTGACTACCACCTAGAACCAGACGAAGTCGACAGGCTGATATTTATGCTAAATATGTGCATTAAATATCTCGAGATGTCTGTTCCACAAGAAACAGGGAAAGTTGGCATATTAGAAGATACAAAGGATGAAGCTGAATCCTTACTGGACAAGGTCAATCGAACAGCACACGCTGGGGGTGAACTCGCAGATAAAACAGCCAACGCGTCAGGTGCACTTGCGAAGCTCTTAATGGTGATCGACTCAATATGGGATAAGCTTACTTAGGGTGGAGAAAAACATCCCAAAAACATCCCCAGGCGGGGAAGAAAAAAACTAAGTAATTGATTTTTATGATTTTAAGTGGCGGACCGGACGGGACTCGAACCTGACCGCAAGAAAATAATGGTAAATCATGGTACCCAAGGTGCTGATTTTAGTGGCCTGCAAGCGACTTAGGTGACCATAGGATACCACCGTTTGGCAAAAATATCCCCGAAAACATCCCAGGGACACTCTCAAGACAACAACCAAGACACATCGATTGGCAATTTCAAACTAGGTATCAGGCACCTCTATACCGTGTTCCTTAATCTTTGCTCGAATTGTAGACTGGTGAACATCCATAGCTTCTGATGCTAGGCGGATTGAATAGTTCTTCTCTCGTAGCATCTCTTCATAAATCTGTTTTTCGAACTTTTGCAGAAAAATCTTAATGCCCTGCTTGGACGGCTCCGCTTTTAGCAACTCAATGAACAGGGAGATTCTACCCAGAAATCTCATCGCAGAACTCGCTTCTAAATCGGTCGTTTCAATCTTGTAGAAAGCCCATACCATGTAGATCGTGGCTAAGGGAACAATTAGCGAAGTATCAAGAACATAGTCTGTCCTTGACATTAAAACCACGAGGGCAAAGCAGAGTATCGCCGGTAACGTTGCTGCGATCACCAACAAAGATGTAGCGAAAATCCTAGCGTATAGCCCTCGCAAAAGTATACAGACGGAAGTAACGCTGCAGAAAACATGGTAAAAATCGACGACACCTGAGTATCTACCATCAACATGCACGATGTAGTTAGAACCAATCTCGAAACGTTCTACAAATGCCCCCAGCATGTGACCAGCCGTGAGAACAACCGGGACGATAAACATTAGCTCTTCACAAGGGAGATTTACCTGAGCGACCTTCGCTGTAAAAAGCACTAATGAGGTAAACAGGAAGTAAGATAGAACGAGGTAGAGGTGAGCCGCCAGGTAAGAAACAAAATCGAACTTTGGAGCGAAAGAATACGCCACGACTTGGCAAAGACTCATGACCCCCAATAAACCAACCAGCCAACGATATTGAATACTAGCTTGCTTAGAAACGAACCAACCACAACACACTGTAGAGATCGCCGGTAAAACCGATAACAACATGGCCTCAGAAAAACTCATTTTTCCCCTTCTTTGTAACTCTAGGCCAGCGTCCCTGCATAGCCCAGATCTCGCTCAAAGAGAGCTTCCTACCCTCTTTCACACAACCTGGTTAATGTCTCCGCAAATTGTTTTGGTTTCTCAAACATCGGGCTATGCCCACAGCAGTCAATAACTCCTGTATCAACGTTGTAAGCACCAAGGATGCGTTCAACCGACTGCAAAGGTGTTATCACATCATTCTTGCCCCAGATCGCCTTGATCGGGCATTCCAAATCACCTAGCAATTTATGTGCTACGACCAATTGATTACTCTCATTCATCAATCGCAGTATCTGAATCATATTGCTTTCAAACGTTGAAATCAGACGATCCAGAAATGGACTATCAATTTTGCGTTGATCGAACAATATCAACGACGCGAGTTTGGTAGCACTTCCAGCCGGATCTCTTCGAGAAAACTTAAAACCAAGGTGATCCAGCTTAACCTCACTGAAACCCGCAGATCCTGAGATAACCACACACTTGACTCGATCTTTTAGTTCCTTCGCTACAAACAATGCAATCAAGCTACCAAGGGAGTTGCCAACTAGTGTGACCGGTTTATCGAATTCATTTATCTTATTACAAAATATTCTAACAAGACCACTTATGTCACTATTAAGTTCGCATAGCGACTCCCTGAACACAAATTGATCAGAGTTACAGGTATGCTTTAGCGCCAAACTCCACATCCAACCTCCGGCAAACATACCTGGCAGATATACATAGGTTTCTTCGTTCTGATATTTTTTTAGGTGCACAATTATTACTCCATTTTGTCTAAAAAACGTACGATTCGGATTAATCCGAACGATTCGAGGAAACTTTCCCCTCCCAATGTAGTAAGTGCGGACTAGTCCGTGAGCTCTCGCTTTAAAACCCAGACGGTTCGAAACTATCCTCAAAAGGTGCGGAAAAAATGAACGCTTTACTCTTCTTTGCCGGTTTGAGATCAATACATGCCATGCCAACGAAACTAATATGTGGCTATGTGGTGGTTTTATAACCAAGAAGAAATATTTATAGAGTGAGTGCTAGCGTGAAAGAAAGGAATCGTTACAGCTGGAAGTTAATTGGGGTGGATAACTACGACCCAGCAATCATAGTCAAATCAAATGGCCGGCTTTTCAGAGTAAAAATTGATCAGCTGAGCCAGCTAAAAAAACTCAGCCCAGACGAGAGAGTTCAGGCCGCCAACGCGCTCGGTTACGTTAGAGGAATGAAAGCTGGCTCGCGTAAGTTTCAACGTTTCACTGCTTTATCGAAGATTAAGAGCACACGTACGGGAAGCTAGTTAGCAAAATCGACATCCTCAAGGATTGAACCCTGCAGTTTTTTGTTCAACTGAATGCCATCTTTTGCGCTTTGTCTGTATGTCTGCCGCCGTCTGATACTTTTACGAATCGTTTCTCCTTCTATGGGGTAGCCCGGGTTAGCCTGATTGAACTTCACGATCTGTTCCATCACCGCGTAACTATCATCCTCATCTTGGCGACGCCAGGCGGAATAGTACTTGGCCAACAATTCACTGCGCCGTTTTACAATCCGTTGTTCACGTGCTTTGCGCTTTGAGTTCTCAGCGTATCGGTTAGCCAGTCTCGATGGGGTCCAGCCAAACGCCTGGCCAGCTATTTCTATAGCGCTGAACTCTTCAACTAATAGATCACCGGAGCGATTCTCGGCGCCATTGTTTGCCAATCGCCAGGCTTTCATGGGATTACCTACAGAACTTGGAAAGGCTACCTCCAACGAGCGAAGCATTTTTTCCTCATCACCCCATTCAAAAGTGTCGTATGCACGACCATAGTTCATGAGCACTCCAAACCCAGCACCAAGCCATTGCTCTACGTAGTACATTAGCGCTTCTTTGCCTTCTAGTGCACGGTCACTGCCCCTCATCCATAAATTATCCAAGGCTATACGAGATGAGACCGAAGCACCTAGCAAGGCGTCTACAGGCCCTCTCGCAATCGCCAAGCTGAGAGTTCGCGCGCTTTCGGATCCAACTAATGGTTCGAAGAAATCAACGATGCCTGTCCGCCACCAGGTTTCAAAGTCATAGGGATCATCCTCATCGTCGAACGCAAGATTTACCAACGCTGAAATTGAACTGACCAAAGGCAGAGCCAGTATGCCGCCAGCCATGATATGCATGGATAAAATACCAGTGAGTGCCTTCCGAGATTCGGCTCTTTCTGCCTTGTTCTCGTTGTTGAAGGTCTTATTAAATTCACTGATCAATAAGTAGGATGTATTAATCGAGTACTGCTTAAAAATGAACAGCACTTTTGCCACATCACCGCGCATGACGCGCGCGCGGTTACCACTCGAATAGTCATAATGCGTTTTCCAAACCATATCCCTTGCATTCGACAACGCCTTGTTGATATCTCCAGATTTCTTTTTTTCAAGACGATACGCCGCTAGCGCTGTTACTTCGCGATTCCAAACCTCGGCTTTGTGGAACAAGTAAGCTGCCTTTTCCATCGCTGAACGGAAAAGGGGACTATATTCTGCTCCTTCTTCTGCAACTCCGGCCAACATGTGTGCGTTAGTTCGGTCAATGACCCCCCAGTCCAACCAACTGTCATATGCGCTTAGTTCATCATCTTTCAATACGTTTCGAATTGAACCCATGCCTCGCATCAAGTCATTTGACGCAGCCAACAACTCCTTTCCTGAATCGGTATAACCATATTTAGCACCCATGACTGGGTACGCGATCAATGGTGTCTGTGTCACGTTTACTATCGCTGAAGAAACATTGAAACCAAGAAAGTTGAGAAATGTGAATGACGTGATCGAGTTAGCCAGGCTTCCACCCTTTGGGTTCATTTGCCATTCGTATGATTTCTTTATTTCCCCTAGCAAATCCCATGACTTGTTCTTGTCCTTACCAATCCGCATTGCACTCAGCCGCCTCTCGATCAGTTTGGCATACGCATCCTCGTAAAACTTCAGGTCGTCACGCGCCTTAAGTGCCAGACCAATGATGTCTTGTAGCTGCTTTAAAGAAGGGTCGTTATCTGAAACTCGAAGCTGATCACTGACCTGACTGTACTGACCTCTCAGATCTGAGTGTTTTACCATTTTAAGCGCTTCATTCAGCTCATATATCTCATTTTCAAGAGCATCAATGTTTCCAGAATCGAATAGCGCCTGCTGGATCTCATTAATTTTGGTATCCATCAATCCTGAGTACTTCAATCTGGAGATCTGCCGGGCTCCATGCAGCATTTGAGTTGCAAAGGCACGCATAGCGTCGTTCGAATAACCCTTTGTCTTCTTTCGATGTTTCGCCTGCTTACGAATGCTGAGTGACGGGAGTGAATCAAGATACAACTGATAGATGCCGTCTTTGAGGAAGTTCATTCGATCGGAATCGCCCCCCTTCTCTACAAGGTCGATCACCTCAGACATGAAGCTTGCCGGAACTTTTTCTTCGAAATTGAAATCATCTAGCGTGCGGCCATGATCAACATCGTATCCGGATTGCTCCATTTGCTTTCTAAAATTGCGTTGTTCGTCTAATTTCTCGAACATGTCGAAAGACACATCGGTGCCTTTCCTCGCATAGACCCAATAATCGCCGAATCGAGCGAGCGGAAAGTAAGGGCCCTGTAACTTCAAGAACTCGAACTGTTGTCGAAGTTGCGCAATTCGGGCGGCTCGGGTCTTACGCTCACCAATCAATGCATTAACATTTTCCTCAACTATTTGGAAAAGCGTATCCCAGCGTTTGATGTACTGATCACGCACCGACTCAAAAAGACCCTGGCCGTCAGAGCTTAACGCCTCGTAGCGCTTTCTCAGACCTGGATATGATGCTGCTCGGCTGACCTCCGAATCCATCATGCGCTGAATTTCCGATATCTCATCCATGTACGCCTTAACCCTTGATCCCTCAGCGTTCACAGTCTTAATCTGTTGTCTGATGATGCGGATTTTTTTCTCACCATCCTCTCTTGTCATCAGCACTTGATAATCCTGAGAAGGATCAACTCCCGCTATCGTCGAGTCATGCATGAGGCGACTCAGTTCTTCACGTTCATTTGGGTGTTTGTTGTTGTATCCACGCCAGTCGCCATCCAAATCGCCAGGTTCCAACATCAGTTCGTTGGTGTACGCATCCATTTGTTGGGCTAAATTCACGTACTCTTTCAGTTGCGGCAATTCATTTCGGCCAATGTCAGCCAAATCATTACGCCCAACCGCTGCTAACCAATATCTTCTTAGTGATGCCATACCGCGATAGAACCGACTTGCTTCAGGGTCATCGTCCACAACTGACTCATTTTCTACAATCTTAGAGTGGTCTCTCCGTGATGCCCTTGACGCTGGGTAAGTGGCCGGCACCTTTCTGGAACCATGGCCGTGCACGGTGCTTTTTCGTGACTTCATCAGCATGTATCGGATATCAGAAACACTGAAAGGGATATCAAACCCAATCGACTTGAGAAATTTCCGCATGGAGTTGACGAGATTTGTCCACAGATCCTTAAGGACTCTCGGACCCTTATTCGACAAAGATTCACTCTCAGCCATACGAGCAATGATTTCGGCTGCCCGGGTGGCTGGATCCACTTCGCCATGACTTTCCCTGACCGAAGCAGCCAATTTCAGAATCTCAGGATCACCGCTGCGGTAAAGCCAATCAACCTGATCAAGAAAATCAACATAGTCCTCACCTAGATAGAGCTCAGGGCCTCGATGCCCATACGTCTCGTGTACTGCCTCTCTGATGGCCTGGGCCGTGGAACTGATATTTTCACGGTTTAAGAAAACAGTATCTGTCGTGATGTCATAGTAGGCAGAAAGACCCTGGGCCCCAACAGGCGCCTCACCGATCTCCTCAAGTACATGCTGGGGAAGATCCGATTCACGATCAATAACCACATAACTGGCACGATTGTTTGATTGATTGAGCACCAATGGTGCAATTGCCCTTTCGATCTGTTGAACCGTTAATGATGCATTACCTTGTCGTTTACGGTTTGCTCGAGCAGTACTAGCGGGTTTGTCGATCGTTACCAGAACTGTACTAACACCAGTCGATCTGTCTGAGTTGATAAAGCTACCATCGGGCAATGTTTCAATGGTGCCGCCAAGACTTTCAACCCAATCGACAAATTCACGATTGTTCTTGAGAGTGTTATTCACGCCAGCAGACATTACTGATACCAGCCGACCCTCAGGCTTTACCAGGTTGAAGGCGTGACGAACGTGGGCAACTTGATCCTCAAAAGGTGGGTTCATTAAAACACGATCATACTGGCCCTCGTGCTGGAAGATGTCATTGCCGACAACGTTGTGTCCTTTAAGCTCTAAAATCTCACGTAAGGTATGAACCCACTCAATTGCTGTCACCTTAGTATCTGGATACTCTTCAACAATGGCATCCACAATGCTTCCTTTACCAGCTGAAGGTTCAAGAATCGTATGACCAGTTTCAATATTCGCTTCTTCAAATATGCGATCAATCACCGGTCGTGGTGTTGGGAAGTAGCCATCAAATTTCAAACCAATCAGCTCACGCTCCTTTGACTTGATTGGGTCTTCGGCTGCTGGGGTTTCACGCACGGTTTCAAGCTCCCTAAGAGCAGCGCGGAGCTCATTCAGGTTGGTGATTCCCATGTTAGCCAATCGATTTATCTTTGCCGCCTTCTCTGAAATAGAGAGAGCAGTTGTACCGTAGATACCCGGGCGCTTCGCATAGGTTTTGACCTTGTCGACGATCTTCGACCAGGAAACACCTAGCACAATATTTGCGTCTGAGTTCTTGCCTTTGATGCGTGAGCGAATGCCGCTGGCTGCTTGCTTGTAACCACTGACGTCTTGAAGATCGCGGGCTAGTGACTCAAGGCCATCCACTCGCACAACAATCTTCAGGGCATCGTCGCGCAGAAATTGAAGCTTCTGGTTCAATGTGACATCTGGCTTCCAAGACCTTCTGCTGTTCCCATCTTTCGTTGTGAACTCATCGAGCTGCGCATTCGGAATCGAATACTTAAGTTGGCGCCGGATTGCTTCAAGATTTTCAAGCTGTACCTTTGAGGTGAGGTTAGCCAGGTATCTAATCGATCCGTCTTCAATCCCTACCGCAATGTTTCTGAGGGTTCGCGCAAATGCGATGTTTGACTCAGCATCTGCTACAGCCGAAGCGGCCTGAGACGCCTGGCGAACCGTATTTGTTCGCCGATCCTGATCACGCTTTTCGATTGCTCGTGATTCAATCTTGTCGGCCATTTCCAACAAATTAGATAGTTTCGAGTTGCCTTTTTTCTCCGAGGCACCAGGAATTTCAACCTCTTTGCCGGAGTAGCTATCGACAAAGCTCTGTGCCATTTCCTCACTTGGAAACCAATAGTTACCGCGCCAATAGCCACCACCCATCTTGCGCGCTCGCGACATAAGCTTTTTCCAGTCTTCTTTATCCACCTTCTCGGTGGTTCTGACGTTGAATAAGTCCTCGCCGGTCTTAGAGTGCTTACCAGGCTCGATCGTGAAGCTGATACCTTCGCCTAACTCAACCTGAGTTCGAGTGACAACATCTTGTTGCTTTTGATCCTGCACGCGCTTGCGCGTTTCTATGCCGCGTTCGGCTTTGAACTGATCCCACTTTTCAAGTTGCTCTGGCGACAGCTCACCTTCACCCTTTGTATCAACGAAGTACTGAAGCTCGTCAAACGTTTCAGGGTTTTCGCTGGCCTTTTCTACAAATTCTTGGCGTTCCGCCCGTGCCTTTTCTGCCTGTTCCAAAGACTCTTTGTTCTCGGCTATGTCTTTCTCGGTGATTGAGAAAACAGCCTTCTTGATACCTTCAAGGCGCTCGGCTTCAATCTTTTCGCGGTTTCTTAGTTGGCCGAATGAAATGGTTTGAGACGGTACAGGTTTGTTCAGCAAATGACCGTAGAGCATCGCGTCATAAGCAGCATCCACGAAGCGATCCTTTTTATCATTTTTCGACAATGACCAACCTAAACGAAACCTGCTGAATATCTCCGCTTTCGTTTCCTTCGCAATGCGCTTCTTAACCTCTGCTTGATTCTCCAGCAACCTGGTGAACGACTGCTGCAGCACGTCTGGCGTCAAGGAACCATCGCGTGCCGCGGTCATCAGCTGGTTGTAATCTGAAACAGAAAACGGGCCTGCTGTTATCTTTCCAGTGTCTTCTGCAGTAGGGGGCTGTTGGTTTGTCTTCGGGCTTTCATTGGGTTCAGAGGTTTTTGTTGACCTTTTCTTGTTTTGTTCTGTGTGTGCTTCATTTTCCTCAATAGCCGGCTGTTCGATCGACTTCGCGTATGACTCAATATTCTGTTGGCCAACAATGACCGGCCATGATTCACCGTCATGTGTAAGATCGATTGCTATAAACTGACCGTTGGCCCCCTCAAAGACATCCATTGTGTCTTCTGGCACAGCCTTGAGATCTGAGAATACAAATCCAGCGTCGAGAATTTCCTTGTGGGGATAACGTTTGGATTCGAAGACGAACTGACCATCGACCGAATTGCTTTGGAACGCCCGATCAAGAAAAACTCCGTAGTCGTTGGTTGGTATTGTTGCACCGGTTTCATACTCTCTTTCACGCGCACGCCTATCCAGTTCCGACTGTAAGCGGTTAGCGCTTTCCCGCGCAGTATCTCTGGCTTCGCGGATTCTTTCAATATCACGGTTAAAACCTCCAGCACCAGCACCTTTGGTTCGTCCCTTTGTCACACGCTCGGTATAGCGTACATTCTGCTTCTCAATCTCAGCCTCATGCCTGGCCAAGCGCTTGCGTAAGCGTGGTTCATCCACAGACCTAAGGTTCTCGTCCGCTACAAGATCGATTAATGAGCCTTCATTAAAGCGCTCTAACTTCTTCACCATCAGCAAATTGCTGTAGCGATTTTCCATTTTTACATCGGCTTCAAACGCATCAGCGACCACATCCCGCGCAGTATCCAATTTTCTTTGATAGGTTTTATCGAGAGCAAGTTGTATCGGCTCCTTCTTTGGGTCCGGAGTGCTGTCTTTGGAGATTTGAGTTGGCTGTTTTTGCTCAGGTCTAACGTTAATGAAGTTGCTGATAGTATTTCTGAGTTCACGCGCCATAAACTCACCATCCAGGTCGTCGCTATGACGTGCCACTTCTTCCGCAATGGCAGCATCGACGGTTTCCTCGGGATTCATCCCAAGCCTTTCCATTTCTGAACTCACGAAGAGTAGACGGGCAACGCTAGCTTCCTGATTAGATGAATAGCTGCTCGGATCGGTACTTTCAGGTAACTCCAGCATTGCGCGCCTAAGCTCTGTCGTGGCATCGCGCGCATCTTCTACTGGCTCAATAACTTTTCTTAACCGCCTGAAGGATTCAGCATCAGTGGGCAAATCAGAATAAAACATAAAGTTATTTTCAGATTCCGACAGTTCACTTTCGTCTAGCTCGTCAAATTTCTTCTTCCCAGTTCGAGCCAGTATGTCTTTCTCAATTTGACGAGCTTCTGCCTCTGCGGCTTGCAGCTCCGCAAATGTACCTTCCGGTGATTCTGTGGCTCTCTGTGCCAGATCAACTGGAGACGAAACTTTCTGAGCAGTTTCGTAAAAGCGTTCTATCCGAGAACGATTATCTGGCTCTGGCTCTACAGGAGTGTTTGCCAGCTCAGTATTTACTTCAACGACTGACTCAACTTCTTCGGTTGTTTCGGCACCAAGCTGTTGTGCTGGTTTAGAAGTCTGTTCCGGGTCGTAGACCCATTCACGGAACGTAGCCATGTCCATTTCCGTCGTAGAATCCAAGCCTTGCCAACCATCTTCATAGTTGTTGAGATATGCCTGTTCAGCTTCTCGCTGGGAGTCATAGCCAAACATGACCTTGTGCTCATCGAACTCGCCATCAATCACCTGGTTGACAACAAAAACTGACTCACTACTAGGGTTAGGCCCAATGAAAACATCCACGTGCTCAATATCTGTCTTAACGTCACTGCCCGGATCATCCGCACCACGCGTTTTTCTGATATAGCCGTAATCGTTTGCCATTTCGACTGACCATTCATTGCCATCCCGATCTTCGCCACGGCGGGTAGAACCTTTCGGGTTTTCGATGGTGATATCAAAGCCGTTAAGTTTGATGTGCCCTTTCTTATAGTTTCCGGCTTCTTGTTGTTTCGCGGTGGGTTCCGGCAAGTCATTCAGCGGCGATGTGGCAGCCTCTGCACCGGCCTCGTCTATTTCAACGCGAGCAGTGCTCTGAATCTCGCGAGTAAAATCATCCGGTTCTAGTTCGAACTCTGTGTCGGACCCTTCGGCCTCCTCAGTGCTATCAGCCAGTTCCTGGTAGCTCGACATTTCCTCTGGATCAAAAGTTATTTCAGTCTGGGGAGCCATAGTGGATGCAGGCTGGGCCAATTCGTCATAACTTGGCTGTAAAATGGGCTTTTGTTCAGCCTGTACCAAATTCTCTTCTACCAGAGGTTCAGGCATTACCCAGGCCACAACACCAGCCGCTTCGTGTTTCTTTATTGCTCCCTCAAAGGGCGGCTTACTCGGATCCGATACGTTCACAAACAACCCGGGTGCAATCTCCTCAACAACTGGCAACTCTGGCTCTTGCGCTGGATCCGCCTCGTCAACAATGTCAAACTCGCCTTCGATATCAACTTCGCGCGGCGCACCTGATGCGGCCGCGATAGCACCACCTACCACACCACCACCGATAGCACCCAAAACCGCGCGATCTGGAACGCCATCCAGTAGATCCCGGTTCGGATCTAAATCATGATCAATGATTGACTGATTGATATTCATTCCCTGGGAGCCTTCTTCAATCACTTCGGGAACTGCATCGATCGCTGCACCTTTCGCGGCACGAGCCGCGATTTTGCCCGGTACTTGAGAAGCACCACCAAGACCTATTGCCCCCATGGCAAAGGCGATCGGCAATTGGCGTTCTGTTGCCTCACGAGCTACTACATTGGCAACAACATTCTTTTCCTCTGTCGTAAGATCCAGTTCAATCGAATCAAGCAGTTTTCGAGCTTCCTGCGTACCCTCGGAGAATGAATCAGCCCCGCCAATTGCAGCATTGGTTGTGCCATAGCCAGTAAATGCCGCTGCCTTTGAAGGCATGACTCGAGCAAAGAGATTGGTTAGACCACCGCCGCCAACCAGGAAGGTAGGCAGCATTGGAACAACGGAGAATACAGTGTCAGTGACTTGCGACGAATTAGGCAGCCGCCATTCACCAGTGTCCGGGTCGAAAATTTTGTTTGTCTGAATCGCCTCTTTGACTGATTCTGGCTGAAGTACTTCATCGCCGGCCTCAATCCCTTTCTCAAAAAACTCGCTTGCAGCATGAGTCGCACGTCCAGCTGCGCTGTTAGGGTAGTCATCTGAAACCATGCCACCAACCATGTTCGCGATATCAGGCACAAGCTTCGGTACCATCTGCGCGCCTTTAATCAATGAAGCACCTGCGCCCTGGGCGAGCTCTAGCGCAGTTGGTCCGCTCGGCGCTTCTGCAGTGGGTGGCTCAGGAGAATTGCGCAATCGCTCGTAAAATAAGCTCCTAGTCTCTTCTAGGTTTTCTTCCGGGATATTCGGCGCGAGCGCTCGATTGAAGTACTCATCTTGAACCGCGTATTGCTGCTCTTCTGTCAGTGCCTGATAGTCTTCGTTTTCCTGAATCGCGCTCCATGGTTTCACTAGTTTTTGACTCCCATGCCGTCGAGGAAGCCAGCAGCGTTAAATGCACCATTGGATCCAGTGCTTGATGCTGCGCCGTTACCGGCACTATCTTCTGAATTGATTCCCGCCAATGTTTCGGCTTCTTTTTGTAGGTCTTCGAAAGACTTCGGTTGATAAGGTTCACCAGTCCTAAGTTGATTCATCAATGCCTCTTCACGCTTCTGAAGTTCTTTGAACCAGAAACGCACCGTTTCTTGCTCGCTGCGGCCTTTGTCGTTCTTTCGAATCGTTGCATCAATAGCATCGTCCTCAGTCCAACCTCGTTTGACTAATTCAGCCACAACCTTAAATTCTCGTGGTAGCTGGTCACGATCGATCGTCGCCTTATGATCGGCAGTTTTTCTTTGTTCATCGCCTCGCGCAGAAATTTGAGTCATCTGATTTAGATGCTTTTGTCGTTGTTTAAGCATTTCCTCAACAAATGCATTCCGCTGAGAGTCATAAGCACTGGGATCGCCCCCAGCTGCACGGATCCGCGCTCGTAGCACCGATTTCATCTGATCTACGGTGGCCTCCTCACCGTTTGCCATCAGGCTGGCTTCTAGTGAACGAGTTAAGTTCAGTATGTCGCGTTCATTAAATGTCACCAGGTTATCGCCGCTAACACTCCGCTCCATGTCCATTGGAGCTTTGTAAGAAGTACCATCTTCTCTCTCAATCTCGAGCTCAAGACCAAATTGCTCCATTCCGTTTTCATCTAGCACGGGGGTGTTGTCTTTAGGATTTAGTAGAGGAAAGACATTACTAACTCTTTTCGACTTTCCACCTTCGCCCCTATTAATCACGTCGTGATTTACAACGTTAAAGCTCTCTAGCAAGCTCTGCGGGTCGGATGGTTGCAACCCGGCCAATTGTTCAAGCATCGCACCATATAGGTTTACTTGGTGAGCCTTAACCTCATCATTACGCCCGCGACGAATTTGGTCTTGTTTGAATAGCATCTCTAATTCGTTTCTACGGTGATTTTGCTCATCAATCCGATTTTGGCGCTCTCTCTGATAGGCCAGGTTGTCCGCCCGCTGTTGCTTGTATTGCTTTCGGTCTTCACGGCCTTCTAAGAATCCCATCACACCGGTAGCCGTACGAATTCCTTCATTAATTCCTTCTAAAACACCCATATGAGTCTCCCTATGCTCGAGCTTCCAATGCCTGAAGTCGCTGGTCTATGTTTTGGATCGCACCGGTTTGGTGGCCCGCCTGATTAATCAAATCAACCACTTTTCCATTTGAAACTTCTGGCGGGAGTTCCTCTGCAATACCGCCTACGAAACGACCTTCCGGCCCCATCCCTTCCTTGTACTCCCAACCTTTGTTATCGATGCTGCGAATTACATCCATACTCTTAGCTGTATCGACTGGCTTAATGTTCTTCTTGGCCTTCTCCGTTGAGAGTAACAACGCCGTGGTGGCAAGCTGAGCAATGCTGCTATTTCGCTGCTGCGTCGCAGCCGCCTGGTTTTGCTCGTTTCTGATGCTTCTTTGATTAGCGGCCGCATCCAACTGGTTAATTGAATCAGTTGCCGAGGTAGCAATGTCTCGACCTAAACCAATGACTCCGGCACGAAGCTTCTCCTGTCGATTGGTCGTGTCATCAACCGCCTTAGCTGCGGCATGAATGGCGCCATTCGATTTTTGTGTTTCCATGTACCGCTTGCGAGCCTCTTGCTGCTCTGGAGTGAGCGACGCACCATATGTATGCAATGCAAAGTCCGCGTTGCTTTCTGCACGGTCGAAGCTCTTGTCATTAATTTCTCGTGCCAGTTTGGCCGATTCTTCAATTGCGTTCGGGTCTGTGGCTCGCGTCAGCAAATCGCGCTCTATCGGAGCAAATGTTTGCTGCCAGTAATCATACAGTTGCCTCGATAATTGAGCGGAACGGCCCTCGATGTTCGCGCTGTTGTAAGACTGACCTGGATGGTTGTACCCACGCACATCAGTACCGGCTGTGTCATCATTTAGTTCTGGTTGAAAGGCTTCAAACAGCATTAGACATAACCCCCGTACTGGTTTGGATCCACGTTTCCGCCAGAGTAGTTGTTGTTGTACTGGTCAGGGACTGCATCCGTTTCGTGATAACTTAACTCAGGCCTGCGTAACATCATCGCAGCACCTGTCGCTCCAATCGCATTACCTAGAAGCCGTGAATTGGCATTTTTTCGACTGGTGGCGATCGACGCATCAGAGGCTTGCTCTGCAGCCTGAATGGCTGAAGCGGTGTTTAGGTTTTTGTCACTCATGTGTGACGTGTTTCGACCCAGTCCTACAATTCTCTGGAGCATGTCTTCGTACTGCTGTTCCGTTGCTTCAAATCCGGCGTTACCCGCCGCGGTCATCGCACCCGCCTGCTCAGACTCGCGCGCAACCGCGGCAGCCTTTAATGCACCAGAGGTTGTGTTTGGCGCTGCTGCCATAGAGGGGCCGTTTGATGCATTGATGGCATCGATGACATTGCTTTCACGCTGAGCGTTGGAACCGCGCTGCAAGGAATCGGATATCCACTCTATTTCATGTGGCATATAAACATTCTGGAATTGTTGCCAACGTCCTTCGGCCTGGCGCATTTGCTCTATTTCAAGCGCCGATGCTCTTTCTTCTGGAACATCGTCATCAAGACACCCCATTACTCATCTCCTCTACGTAGTCTTCCCATGATTGGTCATAGACAAATCGCCGGATTTCAAATGCCGCGGTTCTACCCCACTGTTCACCACCCACCATGTATGCCATGTCCAGCACCAAATCGGTTACCGCGCTTCGAATCACGTATGCCAACCTCAATGCACCGACAGACCCATTTGCCTCCAAATCATTGGCCTCTCGCCAGCGTCTAAACGCTCGCTCCAGGCCGAAAATCATCTGTTCACGGTTTTCAACAAAGAACTGGTTTCTATTCAGCGCGATCAACGATCGACTCATCATCTCGTGGATCGCCGAATCAGAAACCTCTCCCTGGTCCTTATCTATCAAGTCGTCATAGGTCTGACTAATGCCGGCCAGAATATTTGCGCACTCAATTGCAGACTGATTACCCTGAAGCCACATCTCAAGCAGCTGTTTTTGCTTAGTCCCCTGCATTGCCGCCTCCTGGCTTTGAGGGAAAAGTTACTTCTGATATGTCAGTGATGTGTGGATAGACTTGAGGTAAGTCTCGTAAAGCCTGCCGATACTTCCGCCATTCAAGTTTCTCTTCTTCACTCAGCGGGGAGTCATTTTCCTGCGTCCAACCACTCGCCAGAAGCAACGAATTGCGCTCAGCTCGCAAGATAGCCATGGCTCGTTGATTTAGATCGGAGTCGTTTTCTGGCGGCAACTTCTCTGGTTTGCCGTTTTTGATGTGGTACTCGTCCGCCGAATACTCTCCCTCGAGGTAATTGCAGCCCATTAACTCAACATCATTCGGCTCGGAACCCTTCAAGATGCGCCGGATTTTCCCTTCTGAATCGTAAACAGTCCAAACTCTCAGACTCATCTTAATGCTGCCCCGATAAGTAGTTTGATTTCGTAATGAGAAACAGTGGGAGTTCCCGCACCAGGCACATCGGTTTGATGCGTTGCCACTTTAAAAGTAAATGTGCCATTACCCGGGTTCACATCAAACTCCATAATTGGGTATGTCCACTGACCAGGAGGTACGGTTAGAGTTCGCGTGTAAAGTGAACTTGCGTCTTTGTATAGCGTGAAACTGACGGTGTGCGAAACGCTATCTGAGTTGAAGTATCGAATGAACCCTTTAATCGCTACTACCGAGGTACTGAGCGTATTTGCAGTCGTGACTGACCTTGCTAACGAATAGTATAAATGGCTGCTCGTAACATCCAACAATGTTGGTGTGGTGTCTTCTGCTGATTCAGCAATTGTGATTGCTTGACCAGCTAAATTCAGAGTACCGATGTCCGCAACACCGATAAATGCCTCGGCCAACGTTCCTGATGAGGCGTAGATTTTGCTCGCCTCAACAGTATTAATCATTGCGTCTTGAATATGAGCCTCACCAACTAGCAGCGACGCGAATGTGCCTGAGTTAACGTACAGTTTGGCTGCATTTAGGCTATGGATCTTCGCATTGGTAACCGTCAGATCTTGAATGAATGTATTTGCATTCATGGATATCGCATTTGATCCGTTGACGGTGCCAATAACAAAAGGAAATTTGGACGCGCCGCTATCGATCGACGGTGAAGAGACAGCAAACTTGTCAGCACTAATAACAAATTCAGAGGAGCCGCCGTCATTCCAAAGTCCATATCCAGCAACTTTGCCGTTAACGTCGGTCTTAACAAGAAATTGAGCTCTTAGACCTTCACCATTGTTTGTACCAACAACCTCGGCAATCGTTTCCACCGCCGCTGAATAATCACCCACTGCTGCAAACAGAGTGTCGATCCTTGTTGCCGATGCCGTAAGACCCGTCGTACCGTCTGTGATCGCCAGTCCAATGGTGTTGATATCAGCGGCCATCACGTTCGGAGTAATGCCATCTGCCGGATCGACGCTTGCACCAGAAAACAACGCGGACACCCGCGCAGCTTGTGCCGAGAGCTCGCCTGGTATGGTGGTATCGATTGAGTGAGTGTGACTGGCCACAACGGCATTCAGGCCTGTCGCGGGATCGAATATTGCGTCTTGAACTACGTCTGCCCAGTTCACCAACCCGTTACCATCCGGGCCACCCAGAACATCAATAATATCTATTCGACTATTTAGCTCGGATACGAGGTGTGATTCAGACAACTCTCCAATCAACTGCTCTGCAATGTAGGCTGGATCAATTGCTGGAGTTGCTGAAACACCAGCAACGGCGTTGAATGGGCCTTTCTTACCGGATCTAGATACAGCTCTGGCCCAATAGTATTGGGTTTCAGTAATGCTACCTAGTTCGTCTGAAAAGACAGCCGCGCTTGTTGTGCCAACTAGTACAGCTTGACCCAGGTCATCTACCGCCGCTCGCCATATCTCAACATGAGTGATTAGAACGGATACTGGTGTATCCCAACTGACCAGCACATAGCCAAACCCACCAGAGGCATTTAACCCGGTAATAATCGGTGGCGCGACAAAGTCTTTGTCCTGGCCAGAGAATAGTCCGGAGTCATATTCGGCTAGCAAATTCCAATCGAGCAAATTTTGTTGTGTGACATACGGACTACCCTCACGCACCAGTGTACGAAGGAAATCCGCAACATCAGAATTAAACTTGTCCTGGACAGCATTGCCCGTGGGTTCGGCAATGACCGGGTTTAAGATCGCCGCGTTCATACAAACTCACCCAAGTCGTTCGCAATTCCCGCTTGTCGAACTAAATCTGTGCCTTCCAATTCAAACTGAACAATCTTTCCGCAGTACCCCTCTGCACCGCGGATATAGAAAGGCTCTGCACCAATATCCGCAGTGATTACTTTTTCACCCCTTAGAACGCCATCAACAAACACGCGAAAGGTCAAATCATCATAGGAATCTGCAATCACACGCCCGACGTTCCATGTCGTTTCACGATCAAAGATAAACTCTTTCGAACGCCACCGGTAAGTGAGTGCGTTGCCGCGATCCCAGCTTTGAATCTTGTTATCGACAACGAGATAGAGGTCATCGGCTACGGGATCATGATACGCACCGGTTGCATGAATATCGGTTCTAACCAGACCCGATTCAGCGTCTTGTGGATCCAGAATGAACCCGCCTGGAGTCACGCCATCGTCATAGAAGCAAAAGTACTTGTCGTCATGAAGTACTCCTAGAGTTGTCGTAGGGTCTAACGCCTGCCAGTCATCACGGCTAAAATATGGGTTAGTGATTAACGCCGGGGCATTTGAACCGTTAATCAGTACCAGACCATCTTTCGACGGGTACACGACACCATATGGGCCGCTAACGATACCCCGTTTACTCACGCCTCCTTGTCCGATCGCAAAACGACTTGCGACTAGATTCGACGCTGAATAGCCTGAAATGATGACTGGATCTTCCTGAGTTATTGCAACCACCCGGTTACCAAGTACACCCACGCCAACAATCGGTACGGTACTAGACCAGGTATTGAACGGATTCCACGCGTGAGCGAGATACGGCTCTGAGAAGTAGACCCCCTTGTTCGAGAATCCAAAATAAATGCCATTGTCCATGATACCTAGCGACTGCAAATCGTCAGGTGGCGGAAAGTAAAAATCAGAAACTAGCTCATCGCCAAGTATTTCGACGTCATCAACGTAGTCAGTTTGCGCGATAGGCAAGACCGCGACGAGTTTGCGCACTACACGTGCATTAACCAACACTGTGCGGTACAAAACTTTTTCAGTAATGTTGTAGTTGCCTGCCGGCGCCACCGGCAAATCGCTGAGCGTTCTTGTTTGCCCAGCCAGGTATGATTTAGCATCACTCGGGGTACTAGGCGGCCCTAATTCGCCCTTCGCGCTGAGATAACACACGGAATAGCTGAGGTCCAACGCAGAATCCACGGCCAATCCCTCATCAGCATCACCGCTGACCACCAATGTGGGCGCACTGGAAGGTGCTGGCACTCCTAGAAGATAGCTGTTCGTCGGATAGTTTGTTCCGCCACCCGCGGTAATGATCGACGCATATGACATTTTGGGTGCGCCTTCACCAGACCAATACAGGCGCTCTTCTGTGTCATCAGCAATCGCTGCTTGGACAACATCAACATCTTCTGTCCAATGCAAAAAGAAACCACCAGAGTCATCATTGATGTTTTTAGCGTAGCGATAGATTGTCCGGATCGTGCCGACCTTTGTTGGATCATTTCGCTCCAAAAGACCACGCATAGGCTGCAGTGCTCCAGACCAGAGCTTACAGTTGATTGCGACGTCGGCATTCCAGTCGTTAAGAAGATGCTTCTCACGACGAGGAATCTCCCCACCAAATCGGTCCAGGTTAACCCTCATACTGCTTATGAGTCCTCGTTTTCTTCTTCGTCTATCAGATCCAGTAAGGGTTCCAATAGATCAGCTTCCAACTCGTATTCATCGAGCGCTTTTAGAGACAACTTCGCAACACCACTGAACTCAACTTCATCGTTTACGATGTCGTTGATTTCTTTTTCAAACTCTTCCCAGTTTTCATCACCCGGCTTAATCAACCAGTTACCTGTTTTTCTCGTTAACTGGTCACCATTGTCGTCTAGCTTCGGTTCACCATCCGAATCCAGCTCTGGTTTCTCTTCCTCATAGCCAAGCCGCTTGAGAAGCTCCATCTTGGTTTCATTCCACTGCTTAACTTCTGACTCAACTTTTCGTTTCCATTTCGCGACTCGATAAGCTGTTTTACCCCGTATCTTGATTTTGGATAGCTCTTCTAACTTTGGGTAAATTTCGAGAACTTGTGAAAGATTGAGTTTGACTTCTGTCATGCTGATATCCTTTTTGTATTTAGCCGTTTTGAATTAAAACCCTAACCGCTGTAGAGCTCCGACAATTCTTCTGGTGTCGGGAAGTGCATCCCGGCGACGCCAATGATTCGACCCCATGAGCCATTTAAACGCCTTGCCCATTTGACGAAGGTCATATCCACCACACTGCCATCACAAAGCTCAACGGGTTCTGTTCGAACCTGGGTTTGCCCTGTACGTAGAACCTCCTGGTCATTCTCTGTGTAGACGTTAGCAATAGCATCAGGCCAGACCGCATAGTCCGTCTTGTAGTCTTCCCGGGCATAACCGCGGCAATCTAAGAAAATATCCACATACTTATCATTAACGTGCAGGACGTTGCCGAAAGGGTCTTTCACCCAATGTGCGAAAGGCGATGAGTTACTTGAGCTTTCCAATGCGAGCAATGCATTCCGCAGCGCTGTGACTTCTTTGCGTAGGGAGTCCATCTCAAGTGACATTTGCTCAATCTTTTCAGCGTATTTCTCGTTTTGGGTAAGCACCATTTGCTGAAATGCCAGGACTAACTGAGGATCTTGTTCAGCCGGTCTTGGTTTTTGGGATTCGATCCAGTTGCTACCTAACCAACCCGCGATAATCATCGCTATTGAAAGCAGTATGACTAATGCCAGGGTAGGAATTTTGCTGATAAGGACTTTGCCGAGGTCAACGATTACCATTACGCAGCCCTCAGTTCAGCGACTCTGGATTCAAGTCCCTCTATACGCTGGAGCGCTTCGCCTAAAGCCCCGAAACCCTTGTAAGTGATTGCAGACATATTGACGTTTTTTACTCCGCCACCTTGGGTTTCAAAAACCAAAGCAGGAAACTCATCTTCTATCTCGTCTACCACCCAACCCAAGAGCTTGCTGCCGTCACCGTCAATCAGATTGTAATTTTTCATCAAAGAGGCGAGGGTTTTGGTGTCCTCCCACTGGCTTGTTGCTGGAACAATGTTTTCTTTGAATCTTCTCTCAGAGATTGTCCCTAAAGAGCCTGTGGTGGTGCTCAGTGCCCCCGCATTAGACAGAATCATCTTGGTTGCTCTTGACGTACCGCCGTTAGCCGTAGTCTGGAACTGAAGTTCAGTGCCTCTTGCGCCTGATGACCAATTCTCTGTTGCGAACCCGATGATAGAAGCGGACAAGCCTATTGCGTTCGTACCGTCAAAAGCACCGCCGAAAAAGTAACCACCAACTCTATGCCCATTAGACATAGCCGCGCCGTCAGTTGTAGTAGCGTAAAAAGCTCCGGTGTCACCTGCACTGGATGCACTTGTCATGTTAGCTTGAATGACGTGCGTGCCCGTGCCCCCTTCTACAAGTAGGTTGCCAGCAGCATTTACATCGTCCGAAAACGTGACGTCACCCGTACTTCCTAGCTTTATGGTGGCAGTACCTCCACTACCCAAATACAAGTCACCACTAGATTCTTGTAAATAGCTATCTGTTGACCCCACATAAACCACACCCGCAAACGCGGCGCTACCTGTCGCCTCAATAGTCCCTGCGACTTTAAATCCAAACCCTGTTGTGAGCATCGTTTTAGCAGATGAGTTCTCTATAGAGATAACGCCACGAGCTACACCACCTGTGTCCATTAAGCTTATAATTGGGCCATCCTCTGTCACGTTGCCCGCATAAATTGCAGGCACGGAACCTGAATCAACTTTAAAAGATGATAGTCCTGCACTAAGCGTTTCAGAGCCAGAATAGTGGGCGGCGCTAACCCCATTCAGATGTAAGGAATCAGAGAAGGAAACAGCCCCAGTAACCCCTAGCGTACCGCCTATAGTTAAATTGTTATCTATTTGGACAGGCGTAGCTGAAGAGAACGTAAACAGATTTGTGTTTTCGTCTACGGAGAATACGTTCACCGCAGTATTGTAGTTGTATAAAAAGAAATCACCTTGGGCGCCAGAAGCACCGACTGAGGTGTATAGCGCCCATTGGTCTGTGCCGGATTCGTTTTGGTACGTAACCATAGGACTTGAGGAATCATCGGCCCGGAGAATTAGCTTCGGGTTACTCTTATCAATGATAATGTTGCCGCTTGAATGGAACGCCTGGTCAATTTCCCAGCGGTCTAAGGTTTCATTCCAGAGGAATGCCACATTGGTGTCTGTGCCACGCTCAATTTCAAAACCAGCATTAACAGTAGGTGCGCCGGTCTCATAAGCGTTTAGAAGAATGACAGCATCGCCAATGTTGACTTCGTTTGCGGTAGTCGTTTGAAGGTCGCCGGTAATGGTTACGTCACCCTCGATAGTGATTGAGCCGCCTTTGACGAGCATGTCAGCAGTGGCGTCACCAACAACTACACGGTCAGAAGTATCGACCTGAATCATTTCGATTGTGCCATCTTCTGCGAAGTTTGAAGCAATTATAGGTGTAGCGTTCGCAATACCGTCCGTATGCAGGTAAACCGATGCAGCTAGTAAAGCAGTGGCGGCGTAACTGGCCGCGGATGATGCGGAATTCGAGGCGCTGGTAGAGAAACCTTCAGCTTCATTCCGGCTTACCAATGCTTCAGCTGCATAGGTCTGAGTCTGGTCTCTTGCTGAAACAACTGTGAGACGATTCGCTTCAACCTCTGAGGCACTCACTGCCGCCTGATCGCGATAGCCTTCAGCAGCTGTCTCTGATGCCGCAGCGGCGGTGGCTGAGTTGGTTGCGATCGTAGCTTGCGCGGTTGCGACGTTCGCCTGTTCTTGTGCCGCGGCAAGCGTAATCTGAGCATCAGTCAGGGTAATGGGTTCTTCTGCATCTACCAGGTCGCTAAGCACCGAATCCTGATCTGGCATCGTCACTACTTCGTCAACAAGTTTGCGACCGCCCTGGGTGATTTTTATTGAGTATTGACTGCGCTGGGTGCCGAGCACATTTGGAATGAGGCTTACTGTGGCTTGGCCATTCTCATCAGTGAGAATAGAAACATCACTCCGTAAGACGGTGCCTTCCGAGGTGTAGTCAGACTTAGTGAGCTTTATCTTGATCTTTGCGCCTTCAATAGGCGTTTGGTCAAATGGATCAAGGACAGTGAACGAGAGAGTTCTAGTGATATCTGCCATTAAAAGTAATCCCGGTGTTGGTTTCGTGCCTGTTTACTCACAATGGGTTTTCCAGTTGCTTTCAACGTAGCCGGAACATCACCGGTATTACGTCTAATTTTGCCTTCTGCTACAGCCTTATTATAGACAAAAGCATTTGCATTTGCTCTGTCTTGGTCGTAGTAACGCTTATTCTTGATCGAAAAAATTCTAGCCAAGGTACCAGACACGATTGCTTCACGTTCATCATCAAGAAAGAAGTTAGGAACCTCGGTTGCATTGCGCACTGGCTTCAGTGACAACGATATTTTAATGGCTCCACTCTCATCCTTTTGAGGAGCACCCACCAGCAATATCTCATCTTCTTCTAGGCTGAAGATGTAATACTTTGGCGCCAGGTTCCTGCTGTCCCAGTTCCGAACGTTGTCATTCAACATTCGAATAGATGTTGGTACCAACGGCATCCCAGAAAATCGAACAACGTCAATGCCAGCGACTCGGGATCCAGTCGGCGTATCAATATCGACGACCCTTTCTCCGGCGACCGCATCAACAGGATCCATCTCATATGTCCAGAGACGGGTTTGTTCACAGTAATGAACCAGTGTATCGATTATCCGTCGATTAAGTAGATCCGGAAAGATGTCCGGTATCTCGTCATTTATCCAAACATGAAATTCTTCAATGTCGATCATGCTATACGCCTAGCTTTTCGATCTTCTTGGACATCACATCATCGGTGACGGTTTTCGCACCAATAAGTTCGAAGAAGTCACGACGGAATGCCATGGCTTTTGACCAGTTTTGAGAATCGCCCCCATCTCGCGCCAGCGTTCTGTAGCATCCCCAAGAAATCATGGCGGGATGAAACGACACATCTATCTCAACTTCGAGATCCGTGCCCTCGGCATCTAGATCCTCTGGCCGTTCATAAACATCTGGTGCGATCGACAAGAGCAATTCTAATGAGCCGTTTCCATCGTTCGGAGGTGTGACATGAATAATCTTGGGTGATTTGTCGTCCTTGATGATATGGGAAACCACCGCCGACTGATCGCGCCCACGCCAGTTAGGTGCAGAATTGTTGAGCTCTTTCCGATCATAGTAAGTCACAAACTTTCCGGTAGCGCCGTTGCCATAGGCGTCTAACACCCGCAGCGTACCGGGTCGTGCCACACCGATGTCCTGTATGGAACCAGCCACCAAATCGACAACTTCAGTCACAGTTAATGCATCAAGGCGCAACGCGACTACCGCCAACTGTGCTTCGTACAACCACCACCGAATTTGCTGCTTTCGAAATTTGTCGAAGTCGTAGTCTCTCAGCAGCTCGTTGACCTGCCTTTCGAGGTCGCTAAGCATCACCGGCATTGTCACCTCCCTGGTCAGCACCATCTGTTTCACTCTGCGACTGATTGGCGCTTGTGGACGCGAGCTTCAATTCATCAAGTCGTTGCTGTACAACAACCTTCAAATCCTTGACTGAGGTCTTGCGATCGACACTGATACCAGGCACCCTCGCGATCAACGAAATCAACTCGGCCTTGTTCATCTTCGAGATATCAACACCCAGGTCAAAATCCGCTTCAAGCTCGGTCACCTGGCTTTCGATAAATTCCCCGCCAAGACTCTTCGATGCTCCGGTTGGCTCTTTGTTGTATTTAATTTCACCAGTTTCTGGATCGCGATCCACACCGTCACGTCTTGGCAGTTGTTCCTGAATGAGTGCCTGATGTTCTTGAATCTGCTTTCGGAGTTGGGAAACACCGGTAGTCTTAGCGTAGTAGAACCCGGGCAAAGTGGCGGCATAAGCCGATAGCATGCCCTTGTCGCACGTGGATATATCGCGGTAGAAATCGACCTTTTCTTTTTCTTGTAGCTCAAGCAGAACGTCGCGGCTCGGCAGAGTTGATACTGGCACAGCCGATTCAATGTTATTCTCTGCTTCATACTCCTCAGCTTCCTGCACCGACATCTCGCGAACCTTTTTGTGTTTCGCAAGAACTGGGTTGAAGCGATGCACACTGCCGTTGTCAATGTGCTTGAGATATCGGCCTGTCATGTTTGCTCCCGGGTTAGTTGTTGTTGACTAGCGCTTACTCGGCTTCGTCTTCTTCTGATTCAGCTTGCGCGGCTAGCTTAGCGTCGTGCTCGATGGTGTCCTCGCTATTTAGTGCGACCATGTGTTTTCGGCGCGCAAGCTCTTCTGTGTAACTAAAAACATCACCGGTTTTGTCGTTGCGAAGGTACTTGGGCCGCTCTACATCACGACTATCACCGGCATCAGGTCGGACCCGGTTGCCAACGACATTCCCAGGGCGATTCGGGTGAATTGAGCGTGAGTGCGTCGCCGCGGTAGCCACGGTCGGTGAACTGTCATCGTCCACAAGGTTTTCGCTTGTACTTTCATCAGGCTCTGCCTGGAGATCAGCTGGGGGCGCATCCAATTTAGTGTCCTCATTCTCTGATTGCAGAGCCACCTCTTCAGAAGACAGAGCTTCTTGGTTGTTGCTTTCAGTTGTTTCGTTTGGATCTTTCATTCTTGCTCCTGACCTTTGTTTTAAGTCAATGCGCGGGGAAAGTCCCCGCACATTGCAAGTACCAGTGACAATTGATTAGGACTTTGAAATAACAGCGTGTCCCATCGCCGTGTCATTAATGGTTTCGAAACCGAAAACATTGAGTA